TTAGAAAAGTATTCAATACAAACCCAACACTTACGAATGGAACAACTAACTCATCAACAAAGTCATATTGGCTAGGTGAAACATTTTTAAGACACTTAGAAACACAAGTAACGGGTAATGTTGCTGGTGAACAATATGGTATTTTATTACCATTACACGAAAATGGTCAAAATAGCGCCACAGCTGGAGATGCTAAGTACAATTATTCTTATCATAAAGAAGGAGCTGCCGTTGCTCAATCTGGTTGGGTTATTGCAAATGATGGTAATGACCAGTCCAGTTATGACCCTGCTACTTCGCATGAAAAAATGTTTAAATTTCATTCATTGCATGAAGGTGAAACAATTCAAAAAGAAACACTTATTGCGATTGAAGATTTGAAATTACCTTCTAATCCTTTGGTATATGGCTATTCTACATTTACAGTAAGAATTACTGATGTTAATGGAAATACATTGGAAAAATTCACAAACTTAAATATGGATGCAGATTCCAATGATTTTATTGCAAAAAGAATTGGTGATATGAATCAAGTATGGAATGATGCAGATAGAAGATATAGAAAAGAATATACATACGGTTTCTTAAATCAATCAGATTATGTTAGAGTAGAAATGGCACCAGAATTACCACAAAGACAAAATGCGTTGCCATTTGGCTTCTTAGGACCTGGTCGACCAAAAGGGTTTGGAATTGTAAAAGATGATAAAACACCAAAATCATTAGATTTAGCTGCTGATTTTACTGGTGCATTTGTTAAAGGTGGAGACCCTTCTGATGGTTCTGCTGCTGGAGAATTTGCTGACTTAGATTCCGTTGAGGCAGTTAAGTTTATTTGGCCTTCAATTCCTTTAAGAGCTAATGGTTCAGATGGTTTTACATCAAACCCATACAAAGCTTATTTTGGAATTAGACCAAAAGTTTCTAATACATCTAAGGCTCATGATTCAGACTATTGTGATTATTTAAGAAGACTACCTTCTAACTATGCTTCACAACAATTCAGCCCTTCAGGTAACTGGGAGCATTCATTTATTTTCTCTCTTGACGATATTGTAATTGATACAGCAGCTAACACTGTAACTTACACGTCTGGTTCTAGATTAAACAACACTTCTTACACAGCAACAAATTCTACTAATGACTTGTTGAAAAAAGGTGTTTCTAGATTTATGATGCCTTTGTTCGGTGGTTCTGATGGATTTGATATCAGAGAAAGAGAACCCCTTAGATTTGATTTAGTTGAAAGCGCAAAGACTGCAACAGACAGTACTAACTATATTACATACACTTTGAATAAAGCAATTGATTCAGTTGCAGATTCTGAGCAAGTACCTGCTAACTTAATGGTTATGCCGGGTATTAAAACAACAACTTTCACAGATAAGTTGATTGCAACAGCTGAGTCTAGACAAGATTGTTTGGCTATTATTGACCTTGAAAACGACTATCTTCCAAAGTGTGAAGCTGCTGCTGGTACTTCGGATGATTCTAGACGAGGTTCAGTTGAAAGCGCTGTGACAAGTGTTAAGGCAAGAAACTTTGATTCAAGTTATGCTTGTGCTTTCTATCCCGCTATTCAAGTAAGAGATAGTTTGAACGCTGGTAAAGTATTGTGGGTTCCTTCATCAATCGCAGCTCTTGGAGCTATGGCAAGAACAGAAGCAACATCTGATTTGTGGTTTGCACCCGCTGGATTCAACCGAGGCGGATTAGGTTCACTTGGTGGACGCTCAGGTCCTGTTGCACTTCAAGCGACTCAAAGACTTGACGTTTCAGAAAGAGATGACTTGTATGCTGTTAACGTTAACCCAATTGCTTCTTTTCCTAACGAAGGACTAGTAATCTTTGGACAAAAGACTTTGCAATCAGCAGACTCTGCTTTAGATAGGATCAACGTTCGTCGTCTTATGATTTTCCTTAAGAGAAAAATCGGTGATGTTGCAAAAGCAACTTTGTTCGAGAACAACGTTGAAGCAACATGGGCAGACTTCAGAGGTAGAGCAGAGCCAATTCTTTCAGAAGTTAAATCTAGATTTGGTTTAACAGAATATCGTCTTATTTTAGATGAGACAACAACGACACCAGATCTTATTGATAGAAACATTTTATATGCAAAAGTATTCTTAAAACCTGCTAGAGCTATTGAATTTATTGCAATTGATTTTGTTATAACAAAGAGTGGTGCAGATTTTGTATAGACATCTAATTAATTTAAACAGGAGTAACAAATAATGTCGTTTTGGACTGATTCGGGTGGTAAAGACCCAAAAAGAAATTTTAGATTTAAAGTAACTATAGCTGGTTTTGAAGGAAACAAATCAGTAGTTTGGTGGGCAAAAAAAGTTCAAAAACCAAATTATTCAGTTGCTGAAGTAAAGCATGTTTACCTAGGGCATACTTATTACTACCCCGGTAAACTAGAATGGCAAGAGATAACAATGACTCTTGTTGATCCCGCTGAAAAACAAGAAGGCGGAGTTGACGCATTATTCTTATTGCATAAAATAATCGAAGACTCTGGTTATGAATTACCAAACCCTTCTACAAAATCAACAACTATGTCAAAAGATAAATCTGTTGGAGCTTTAGGAACAGTGCAAATCGCCCAACTAGACGCAGATGGTAATGCCATAGAAACATGGGAATTAAGAAACCCTTTTCTTAAAAAAGTTTCTTTTTCTGATCTAGATTATGAAAATGATGACTTGACAACAATTGATATCTCTTTAAGATATGATTGGGCCACCTGTGTTACGGGCAATAAAACGGAAAGTGCACCTTTCTTTAATGCAAACACTTAGAGGCAGTATAGATGTCTTTTTGGACTGACAATAGAATAACACCTAAGAGGAAATCTTTGTTTTACGTAAAGATCTCCTCTCAGTTCTTTTTGCCCTTTGTTAAGACATGCTCAAAGCCTTCGGCTAATATTGAAACAAAAGAGTTTAAATTGATAAATCATTTTATAAAATATCCGGGTCTTGTTAAATGGAATCCAATATCAATTACAATGGTTGATATGAATGGTGGATACAACCTAACTGCTGACACAGGTAATATATTATTTAGAATTTTAACACATTCCGGTTACTATTTTCCAAATGTCGATAGACACTCTTATTCTTTAACAGGAAAAGATAGTACAGGAAAAAATAATATCTTAACTGAACTAACAACACCAGAAAAAGAAAAAATGGCTTTTGGTAGTCTTGGTCCGGGATTAACAGGTAATTATGATAAAGCAAATTCAGGAATTGAAATATTTCAAGTTGACTCTTATGGTTATGTTAGAGAACATTGGGTTTTGAAAAATCCTATTGTTAAGTCGTTAAAATGGGGAGACTTAGCTTATGATTCAGATGAACCTGTCGAGTATACTTTAGAAATAGATTACGACTGGGCTGAACTTAAAGAAGATTCAAAGTCTATGCAACCTACAATAGGAAAAGAATATCAAAATTTTATGAAAACTTTAAAAACAACTGATGAAGTTGTTGCGGATGTTGAATCTATTGCAAAACGCAGAGCAGCATCTGCTGATGAATATGGTTCTGGTTTCGGTATGGGACAAGAATTTGGAACAGAACTTCAAAATGCAAGAGCAGAACGTATTGCAAAACGCAGAGCAGCATCTGCTGATGAATATGGTTCTGGTTTCGGTATGGGGCAAGGATTTGATGCTCAACTACAAGAAGAAGAGATTGCTGAAGTTGAGTTTTTTAGTGACAGCCAAGAACAATGTAACGATGAAAATGGTAATGTTGTTCCTTGTAGTGAGCTAAATTTTGATGATGAATAACAATTTAACACGAGGTAAAAATGATAAGAAAAAATGAAGACCGAACAGGTCCCAGAGCAACAGCGGCAGACGAAATTCCTGCTGATGTAAAACAAATGCTTAACCCAATGGATTTCGTTGCACCAACAGATTTTGTTGAACTCCCGTCAAAAGGACAGTTTTATCCCGAAGGGCATCCCCTTTGCGGAAAAGACACAATTGAAATCAAATATATGACAGCAAAAGAAGAAGACATTCTTTCTTCAAGAGCTTTAATAAAAAAAGGAGTTGCTATTGAACGTCTTTTAGAATCAATCATAAAAGACAAATCAATCAACCCTTCTGACTTATTAATTGGAGACCGAAATGCTATCTTAATCAAAGCAAGGTCATCAGCATATGGCCATATGTATAAAGCAACAGTCAACTGTCCTAATTGTGGAGCACAAAATAAAAAGGCTTTTAATCTTTTAGAACCAAAAATATCTCATGGAGACAACCCAGAAGAACACGAAGTTGAAAAACTTGAAAACGGAAGATATAAATACAAACTACCATTTTCCAAATTGTTTGTTGAATTTCGTATGCTAAATGGAAAAGATGAAACAAAACTAATAAAGATTGTTCAACAAGATAGTAAGAAAGAATCTCATGCTATGTCTCAACAAATTGCTTCAGTTATTCAAGCGGTTAATGGCTATGAAGAAAGAAACGTTATTGATTATTTTGTTATCAATATGTTAGCTGGTGATGCTAGAGCATTTAGAAAAGTTTTAAAAGCCCTAACACCAGACTTAAAAATATCTGATGATTTTACTTGCACCTCCTGTGGACATGAACAGGAATTGGAGGTGCCTTTCGGGGCGGACTTTTTTTGGCCTGACCGAGGAGTATAACGAACATATGTACGAACAGTTCTTTATGCTTAAACATTATGGCGGATGGTCTTTGTTTGAGCTGTACAATTTGCCTGTTGGTTTAAGAAAGTGGTGGCTTGAAAGAACCATCAAAGAGTACGAAAAAGAAAAAGAACAAATGGAAAAAGCAAGAAGATAAAGATGCCCGAAAGGGCATTTTTTTTTGAAAACTAATTACCATAAAAGAGGAACACCGAATGTCAACAGACGGAATAGATACATCGTCATTAGACCTGTTAGCTCAGAGTCAATATCTTGAACAACAAATTGAGATTAATAAGCTTGAAAAAGAAAGAGCCGAGTATCTTGGTAATCAATTAGAGGCAACAAGAAAACAAATAGCAATGTCGCAACAAAGAATCTTGCAAACAAAACAAATGCTTGATTCTTTGAAACAAGAAAATTTAAGTCTTGAAGACCAACTCGAAGCTGCGGCTGCTCTTGGAGAGCAATTTCAAAAAACCAGAACTGAATTGTCAGTTTTAGGTGCTAATACTCTAAAAGAATATGATGATTTAATGAGTGGTCTTGAGAAGAAACTCGAAGATATAAATGATGAACTCAAAAAAGGTGTAGAAGATGCTGATGAACTAGAGAAAATAGAAAAAAGAAGACAAAAAATTCTAGAAGATATGTCTGACGTTCAGTTAAAATTTAATGGTAGGTTAAAAGATGCTCAAGGTTCTGGTGAAAAAGTATCTTCTGCAATTTCAGGTGTGGCTTCTAAATTAGGAATTGCGACAAAATTTTCTGATACTTTAGTTGGAAAAATGGGTGAGTTTTATGCTGAAGTGAATGAAGGTGATGGCTCTCTGACTGGCTTGGTAGAAAAAATGGGTGGTGCTGCCATGCAAGATCTTGCAACAGGAGCCATTGCATCTCTTATTGATAAAGTAATTGAATTAGCAATTCAAATGGATAGTGTATCTAAAGAATTTGAAAAAGCAAATGGTTTCACAGCAAACTTTGGTAGTGAAATTGGAAGAGTCTCTAGTGATTTAATGTTAGCAGGTATGGGAGCAAAAGAAGCAAGCGGTGCTATGCAAGGTTTAGTCACTAACTTTTCTGCTTTTAACCCTCAAGCAACACAGACTAATGTAAACTTAGCAAAAAATGTTGCAATGATGAATTCTTTTGGGGTTTCAACTGATGCTTCAACAAAAATGCTTGATAATTTTGTTCGAGCACAGGGTATGACAGCTGAAGCTGCAACCAATATGGCTTTAAAAGTTTCCTATGCCGGTGATGCTATTGGCATTTCAGCTTCAAAAATGTCTGCTGATTTTAATGCAACTTATGGAACCTTGTCACAATTTGGTGATGGAGCAACAGATATATTCTTAGATATGCAAGCTCAAGCAAAAGCCACAGGTGTTGCCATAGGTGAGTTGGTAAAAGTAGCACAGAAGTTTGATACATTTTCTGATGCCGCTACAACTGTTTCTCAACTTAATACAGTTCTTGGTACAAACTTAAGTGCAATGGAGTTGATGAATGCTGATTATGATGATAGACTTAACTTGTTGAGAGAAGGTATGATGTTAGATGGGCAAGCTTTTGAATCTCTTGACCGTTATACAAAGTTATATGTACAAAATGCACTTGGAGTATCATCAGCAGCCGAAGCTCAAAAATTATTGAATATGAATACAGCAGAATACGCTGGGTATAAAAGTGATATGGAAGCAGCTCAAATGTCTCAACAACAATTAAACGATGCAGTCATCGCTGCTGTTCCAATTGCAACAAAATTAACTAATGCTTTAACTTCTATTGCAAGAGTTTTTATGCCAATTATAGAAGTAATAGCCAAGTTTTTTGATTTAATATCAGCATTAGATGGCTTTATGTCTGGTACTCTTATTCCTACTTTAACAGCTTTAGGTCTCGCAGCTGCTATATCAACCATGTCAATAACAACTCTTTCTGGTGCTCTTGCAACATTATTTGCACCTCTTATTGTAGGATTTGTAATTGGAAACATGGTAATACAAATGTTTCAAGAATTTGGTCCTGCTGCTAAAGTAGCTGGTATAGGAGTTGGTATATTAGCAGCCGGTTTAACTGCTGCTTATTTAGCAGGTGAGTTAGCATTTGGAAAATTTGCACTATTTATGGGTATCCTGGTAGCATTAATAGGAATTTTTAAAACTGTGATCAATCCTTTGTTTATTAACTTTGGTTTTCACCTTGCTCTTGGTATGATAGCCATGGGTATTGCCGCAAAAGTTGGAGGATATAAATTAATATTTCTTGTTGGTGCCTTAGCACTATTGTTTGGAGCAGTTGCTCTTGTGGTGTATGCTTTCAACGATTTAGTACAATCCATGACGGTTATGTTTACTTTGTTTATTGAAAACTTTGATAAATTATTTCTTGTTGGAGCAGCAGTATACTATTTAGCTGGTGCTTTTGCCGCAATGGGTTTAGCAGCTGCTCTGTCATTGGCATCAACAACTATGTTATTAGCAGCAATGACGGGCCTAGGAGCCGTTTTAATAGGTCTTACAATGGTTAGTGGTGCTCTAACCCTAGATTCTCTCGCCAAGTCCATAAAAGACATTGGTGACGGAATGGACAAATTTGCTAACGGCTTAGTAAAAATAAAATCAGTTGCAGCAGAATTATCAAATCTTGCTGGTTCTTCTTTTCTTGCGTTCTCTATGGAGGGTGGAAAGACATCTGCTGTTATAGCTCATGAGTCAACATTTTCAGCAATAAAATCAGGACAAATCTCTGTTGATGTAAAGATACCAGAAATAAAAGTACCTAAACCTGTTGTAAATGTGTATATTGATGGAAAAGAAATCAAGAAAACAGTTGAGACAATCTTTGTGAGGAACATGTAATGAGTTTCTGGACAAGACAAGTATCCTTAGTTGGTTCTGATGTTTCCACTACCTATACAAATAATAAAAAATGTAAACTTTATCTATTTGACCAAAATTCAAAAAGAGTTTTGGTGTTTAAGCCATTTGTTGATTCTTTGTCATATACTTTTGATTACAAACTTAAAGATAATGAAACAAAAGATGCTTACACTAGTGGTAATAGAGAAACTGTTGATGGTATATTGTGTAAGATTTCATTAGGCTTAAACCTTGTAGCTTACTCTTTAGAAGAAGCTAAAGAAAATTTACACAAAGTCAACGAATTAACCAGAATGGTAAAAACTATTGTTGATTGGAACATAATCAGTAATGCTCCAAAAGAAAGCGACAAATATACTTTAAACACATATGGTGTCTATCTGTCTAATTTAATATCAAATGGAAAACACGATGGTAATTTATCAGATAACAATCATATTGGCTTTTATAAGAAAGCTTTGTTTTGTTACATTGATGACTTTAAGTTTGATGTATCTTCAAAAGAACTTGGTTTTTTTGATGTGAATAAAAAAATGTATCCAAAAAATATTAATTTGTCTTTTGACATGAGTGTATCCTTTGCTGCTAATCATTATTTATCGGGTTACCATGTTCTTTTGCCGTTTGAAAATCCTGGTGGTTACCACCCTAATGACGTTCAAACTTGGCCATTTTCTGTAAATGGTGGTTCACCTAATAACTTTCAATATTCTGTTAATAAAAATTCATATGCTTCTTTCTATAATTCTAGTTGTCCAAATGAGACAGTGAAATTCGATTTATTTTTAGAAAATCTTAGTTTAAATTCAAAAAAAATTGGTTCTGAAAAAATAAATTTTGGTGCTGAATATTATTCAAAAAAACAATACACTAAAAATGAGTATTCTTTTGATTTTTCATTTGATGTTCCATCCGATAATATTGAAAAAGCAATAGGAAACTTAAGTTTAATACAAAGACTAATAAGAATAATAAACAATTTTAATGCCAAAGTTAAAACAAAAACATTTGTTTCTAGAAATGATCTTATAGAACTAGACCCCAATGTGTCATATACACTAAACAAAATAATGGTTTCAAACCTAATCAACACAGGTCAAAACTCAACCACAGATCCAAACAAAGTTAATACAGATGGAGTTCCTTGTATAGTAAAGTCTATGAGTTTTACACCTAATTTAGACTTAGGAATGTTTGAGGAAAAGGGTTTTTTGCTTTTTAAATCATTTAAACTAGATTTTAAATGTGAAGCGTCTAATAGGGAAGATGAATGTTTCTTTACTCCTAGGTATCAAAAAGGAAATGCAAATCCAAAAACAAGAGCATATGTACTATATGATAATGTAAAGATAGAAAAAGACTTTATTTTTTCTGATAAGGAATATCAAATTGTAGGGAGAGATGTTTCAAAAACTAGTAATAATTCGTGTAGTTCACAAACCAACACACAACAAACTCAAACCAACACACAACAAACTCAAACCAACACACAACAAACTCAAACAGACACAGACCCTGAAATAATAGAAGAAAAAACAATCCTTCCTTCTAGTGATTCAATTGTAGAAGACCAAGAACAAAATGTGTCTCAACCAGAACCAACAGAAAATATTGAAGATGTTGATGAAGTAGAGCCTGAGGAAGAAGAAGTTGAGGATGCGATTCCATTTTTTCTTAACGCACAACTAGAATCTCAACAAGAAATAGAAGAACAAGAAAGTGAAAAACCAAGAGAAAAAACCATCGAAGAACTTGAAAACACACCAGATGACCTACTTACCGATGATGAAATTATAAGAAAATATGATCTGCAATAAAAAAAGGAATGACAAAATATGCCAAAATACTCAAGAAAACCAGTTATAAATGATTCAAAACAATATGAAGAAATATTTGATGAAAAAGAAATTGAAAAAATTGTTCAATTTTCTTTAAGATTTTTTAATCAATCAATTAAAAGAGCACCAATAAAAGTCGTCAGACATACTTGGAGACAAGGAGATAAACTGTACAAGATTGCAGGTCAACAATATGGAAACTTTAGGTATTGGTGGGTTATTGCAATTGTAAATAAAATCTCATCTGAAGCAGATTTAACATACGGACAAATAATAAAAATACCTCTAGATGCATCAGAAATAATAAGTAGGATATAAAAATGGCCACAGATTATAAACAGATAGTAGAAGACCTAATTAAATCTAATGATCTGTCTAAAGAAAAATTAGATGCTTTGGTAAATGATAGGCCAAATTTTGTGAAACTGAGTGCTGCTCTTAAAGATAATGATGTATGGAACCTTACTTTACGAAGGGCTTCTAAATTTTATCATTCTATTACAAATAGATATTTTGATGAGGATGGTTTTATAAAAAAAGCAGACCTGTATGGTAATTGGGATACTTTGCGAGCTAAGTACGCTGAAACTACATTAGATCCTGAAGTAAAAAAAATTTATGAATTTATTCAAAAAAAAGTATTCGATTATGCTGATGGTGTTACAATTGCTAGTACTGCTATTTCTTTCGAGCAATGGGAAAAAATTGTTATAAAATATTGGCCTTTAAATGCTCACCATGAATATACCACTAGTGTTGTTGAGTGGAGTCTTGAAACAGAAACCTTAGAGGCACAAGCAAAAAATATCTTAGACCACGCCAAGCAAAAAGAAAAACAAAAAATTGACAATCTTTATAATAAATTTTTAAGTTCTATATCAACAAAAACTAAAGCAAGAAGTGAAACTGATGAAGGAAGTGACACAATTTTTGGCTTTAATGAATTTACACAAAAAGGTTTATATGAAGTTGATGATGAAGAACTTGAAATTTTAATTATAGAAGAAGAAAATATAGAACTTGCCACAGAAAGATTGTATGCCTATAAAGCATACAATACACCAATTGTACAAAACCAAACCAACATAGAATTAGAATACATAGAAATAGGCTATTATGCAGGTTTAGATAATTATGGTATTGCAGTAATTGGAGACGTAGGTCAAACTGCTGAGGAGCTTCAAGCTCAAGTTGCCGATAACGCTCCTCCTCCAAAAGATGATGATGAAGAAAAAGCAGATTATGACATTGAAGAAATGTATCAATACATTGACCAATGTGTTTTGTTATCAAGAATTGAAGATATTTCAACAAAAAAGAAAGATGCTGAGAATTTAAAAAAATATCCATACAACCTGACAACAATTAAAATACATTCAGAACAACCTGAATTAGTTTTGAACAGGTTTTTGATTCCCGGAAACTTAAGCACACTTTTTAGTCTTAATAAAGTCCCAGCATTATCAATGGGTTATTACAAAATAGGAAATATTCTTTCAACAAATTCAGATAACAAAGGTAAATATAATAAAATTCAACTTCAACGTATTTTCACAGATTTTAGTACTGATTTAAATTTAAAAGGAACTAACCCTTCTACCGCAAGATCTGATATAAAATTAGGTATAACAGCTAAGGCAGACTCTTTCTCTGAATTAATAAGAGCTAATACTAATTCTGAAGCTTTGTATTCTTTATTAGAGAGACCAGGGTTTATTGCTAATAAAAAAGGATTTAACAGATGGTACAAAAACCAATATCATCCAAGCTATTACAAAAAAGCTATAATATATGAATTCCCTGTGGTTGGTACTAATAAGGAAGATCCTCAATCAATATATTACGGCTACGATACAACACTTGTGGATCATACCTTGGAAAATAACGAAGAAGATGGTTCTTTTAATTTAAATCTAGATAGCATGGCATATAATGAATCATTAATGAATTTACCATACTTAGACGCATTAGGATCAAAGGAAATACTAGATGAAAGAAGAAACAATGAAAGACTAATTGAACAAGCTACACTAGAAAACTGTAGTGAAGACACGATAAAAGAATTAAAAAGAACCATAAAGCAGAAAAACAAAGGACTAACTAAGGATGCTAAGACTAAAATATTAAAAAAACTAGCTGATTTGGAATTATTATCAACAATTGATGTAAATTTAGAAGAAGTTAAAGATTTATACAAAAACGGTATACCATCAAATTCAAAAAAACTTAAAAAAAGCTCAAACAGTATCAAAATTTGGGGTAGTGGTACAAATAAAAATCAAGAAGCACCGGAAGAAATAAAAGGTAAAAGAACAATAACATTTTTTACACTTTCTGATTTAATAATGGTTCTTTCAGAAATGTTTTATAAAAAACCATTTAAGGATACTACAGTTCACAATCAAGAAGCAGTTTTTTATGACACAGAAAGGTTTCCTGGTTTTGAGCCTCAGTTTTTGACCATTGATTTTAATTATAAACAAGGTACAGCAGGCTCTAAAGTGAAACAAATCAATACAGGTGATATTCCAATTGCTGTTTCTTACTTTTCTAAATTTTTAAATGATCAATATTATTCAAAAGATATGGATTATGTACCAATCGGTGTTTTTTTAAGAGATATTGTAGAAAAAGCATTTACACAATTAATTTCTGAAGTTTGTTTTTCTGATGAATTGGAAAATAAAATACACTTTAAAGTTTCGTATTTTAAAGGTAAGGCAGATATAAAAAAAATAAAAAATAGAAAAAAAGTTTCAAATCTTGTAAGAAAAAAGTTTAAAAATTCTTTGTTACCGGCTCCTAGTAAAGATAAGTTGTTTAATTTATTTGATGTAAACTTAATAGATCAAGCACCATTGTTTTCTTACGGTAAAAGAAAAGCAGGAGGTTTACAAGATTTAACAGAAGAAGACCTTACAGATTATATTGTTATTCATGCTTTCACACAAACTTATACAAGCAAAAATATTATTGACGAAGTATCAGATAGTATAACACCATACAATGTTAATGGAAAACAAGTTAACTCTTCAGGTACAATACCAGTTATAAGATCTAAACGGGTTATTGATGGTGCATTTAGGTCTAATCTAATTGTAAGTTCAATGAAGTGGAAAAAAGTTGAAGGAAAATATCTAAGAGAACAAAGAATGTTTTCTTCAAATAATGATTTTTTTCTAGCCATTGGAAATGTTTATGACTGTGACATTGAATTAAATGTTGTAATGCCATGGTTTGTTCCGGGGCAATATATTATAGTAGAACCTTTTACTGGTGATAACTTAAGATGGTCTGATACTGACTCAACAGGATATAAACTAGGTATGTCTGGATTATATGTTATTATTAGTGTTAATCACAAAACAACTAATGACGATAAAAACGGTACAACAACACTAAATTGTCAATGGGTAAATTCTGCTCTTGGAGATGATGGGTTATCTAGAGGTTCTGGTCAAAACAAAATAGACACAAAAGATGTCACAGAAGTTTGTAAAGAATTTGCTGCACTAGACGATCAAATTATTTATCAAGATTTATCATCAGAACAAATACAGACAAGATTAGAAAATGCTAAAAAGAAAGATAATGAATCTGGAGCAGAACAAGAAACTCCTGTGAAAGAGGTTCCTGAGCCTAAAGGTACAGCTCTCACTAATGATGCTATGGATAATCTACTAAAACTTGATGGTTATGACGTATTTTCTATTTTAGATACACAAACCCTTTTGGACATATATAATAACACCAAAGAAGGTGAAAAGATAAGTTCTGAACTTATTGATCAAGGAATGCCACCATATACAGTTCTCCAAAAAGATAAAGCAGTAGACAAAGATAATAAAAAAATTGAAGCATCCAATTTTAAAATTAAAGTTCCAAAACAAACGGAGGACTCTGATGGTAATATCGCGTACTCTGAAACAGATTTTAAAGAGTTTACCCTATCTTTTAGTGGTGCTATATGGACAATTTATGGTGAGGAGAAAACTGAATGACGTCATTTAAAGGAAAAAACACCACAGAAAGCTCTTACGTTGCTTATTATAACAGAGCACATTATAAAAACGATGTGTACGAAGAGGGACCTCTTGGTCCAAAAATGTCAAAAGATTTTAATTTTGCCGAGTATCATTTGTATGGTGTTGTTGATTTGGACTATAATGCTATTGAACCTAATGAGGACTTGTTAGCACCTCTTGAATCAAAATTGGCAACACAAGGTTTTCATAGAGTTATGCCATGGTGTAACACTATGTTAAGAGATTTAAAAAATATATTAGACAAAGCAGCATTTGCTAATTGTGCAACAAACAATCCTTTTATAAACAATCTTACAGTTTATCGGTCATATGAATCTCCTAGAGAAATTTATGCAAAACATTTAAAACAAACAATACAAGAGTTTATTGACACAGCTTTGTTGTCTTTGGATACAAATTTAGGTCAACATTTTCCCATTAGTAGTATAACACATTTTGAGTCATTTGTCAAACAATTTATTAATTTTTGTGCTTTTCAAAAGAAAAAACATCCTCTAACTTATTCAACTTGGATGGTCTCCAAGAAATCATCAATATACAATTCTGGTTGCGGTGTGGCTCTTTCAAATTTAAAATATTCAGAGGATGGTCCAAAGTGGAAAGAGGTTATAAGCACACCTGAATTTCAATATTACAAAAATGTTATAAAACAAATTGGCTTTGTATTTGATTTTAACAACCCTATGGTTGTAACTCCTGACTATGGGTCTCCTTCTATGCAAAATTATCTTGCCGGTTATAATAGTCCCAATTTACAGTCTTTATTTAATATTTATTTTAATAAATGTTATAATAAAGATATTGATTTATTATATAATATACTAAAAAATAAGTATAATATATTTGTTAATAGTAATGAATATCAAATTGTATTTAATGAAAAATGTATTAAAACTAGTTGGTATTTTTTCAAAAGAGAAGAAATAACAGATATTCCTATTGATGATAAATTAAAATATTATTTAGAATTAAAATGTTTAGAGTGGGGTATTGAAGGGCAAGATAAGAAAACTCTTATATTTCAAACAAAAAACTTAGAAAAAATACTTGACAAAGAAGCAGCTTTGAGTTATATTAATGAGACAACAAAAAGAATTATGCTAAACCAACCTTTTGGTTACAAAGATTTAGCAAACAAATTTAAACAAACACAGCAAAAGAAAATCGGAGGTTCTAATGCTCAAAGCCAAACAACAGGTATTTCAGGTTATTGATGACAAAAAAGAATGCAGAGGTTATTTCTCTGATGGACGTCTTAGACTTAAAGAAATACCAGACCACCTAAACGCAACATGGGATTGGTCGCCATTAATTGGAGATAAGAATGTTGTTCTTGCCAAGGTTATAACAGAAGGAAAAACAATACAAGATGCTTGTCCCGAGCATTTAACAGAAAGACTAGAAGCAAGAGAAAGAAAAATTAAAGCTCACTTGAAATCTTTCATCTCAGCTAAAGTTAATCTATCAGACGTTTGTTTTTACAACTTAATACCCGAAAGAGATATTGAACATTACTACAATCTGCTCAATGAGATAACAGAATGGACAATTAACAACAACGACAAACCTAAAAACTACAGATTAATGCATAACATTAATATTATGTGCAAAGAAATTGCCCAACAAGAAATAAGGTTTAATAAAGGAAAATGGAAACAACATGCCAAGACAGACCAAAAAGCCATGTATCTTGTTAAGTCTCATTGGGAAGGAAAGTCTTATGTGGATTACAACCCTTGGGGAACCGTCACAGGGCGTTTAGGGCTTAACCAAGGGTCTTTCCCTATCCTTAACCTTAAGACGTCTTTAAAAGACATTATTGAGCCTAAATGGGATTGCTTTGTGGAGCTTGACTTTAACGGTGCCGAGTTAAGAACCCTACTACACCTGTCCGGGTACCCACAACCACACGAGGATATACATGATTGGAATCAAATTAACATTTTTAATAATACTATTGAACGAGCTGATGCTAAGAAAAAGATATTTGCATGGCTCTATAACCCAACTTCAACAGCAATTGATACTGACTACTATGATAAGTCAAAAGTCTTGGAGAAACACTATGAAGAGGGAATTGTCACTACTCCGTTCGGAAGAGCAATACCTTCAGATGATTTCCATGCACTTAACTACCTTATCCAATCCACATCTTCAGACAACTTCCTTGACAGAGCGTGTGCAATCCACAGATATTGTCGAGGATTAAAAACAAATGTTGCTTTTCTTGTTCATGACTCTATTGTACTTGATGTTCCTCTCGAAGAGAAAGAAAGAATTAAAGAGATTGTACAAATATTTGAGAACACTAAACTCGGAAAGTTCAAAGTAAATATCAATGTTGGAAAGAACTTAGGAGAATTGAAATGAAAAGATGCCCCACATGCAAAACAACAAAAGAACCACAATTCTTTACAAAAGATAAAACAAAAAAAGACGGTCTTTATGCAATTTGCAAGGCTTGTCGAAAGATAAAAAGAAAAGAACGATACGAAAAAGATTACGATGTGATGAAACAAAGACTACAAAATATGACTGGTGGAATTTATATAATCAAAAACAAAAAAGAAAACAAAATTTATGTAGGACAATCCATAATGATTGAACAGAGAAGAACACAACACTTTACAGATCTTAGAGGAAAGAGGCACCCAAATAAACAACTACAAGAAGACTTTAATAGACTTGGTGAAGAATCATTTGAACATCAAGTCTATCAAGAGGTAAACAAAAATGATGTTTTGTTGATTAAACTTAAAGAACTTGAGACTATGTTGAAATTTAGAAACGATGGGTGGTTATTATACAATTCGGAGGAAAAATGATAACAATTGGACTTGGAAACGCTGGAATAAACATATGCCGTAAGCTCTCAAATTTGGGTAAATACAAGACGATAGAGCTTGATGAGGGTAAAGGGCTACCAAAGTGTGAAACACACGAAGAATACGAATCTAGCGTCCCTAAACTAGGAAACAAACTAAGACTTGGAAAAGAGAAAGGTATTTGGTTTATTGTTTGCGGAGCTTCAAAAGTATCTGGAGCAACTCTTAGAATTTTAGAACAAATAAAAGATCGAGAGGTCAAGGTAATGTACATTGTTCCTGATCCTTTTTTCTTATCCGCTACACAAAAACTTCAACATAAAGTAACACTAGGAGTTTTGCAGGAGTATGCAAGGTCCGGAATGATTCATTCTATTTGGCTTTTTGATAACAAGATGATTTCAAATATTGTTGGCCAAGGTGCTCTTGGCTCTTATTATGATAACTCAAATTCTGCAATTGCAAACTTTCTTGCAAACTATAATTGGTTTAAAAACACACAACCAATTATGGGCAACTTACATGAGCCAAAAAATATATCAAGAATTAGAACCGTGTCAATCGGAGAACTAGAAAAAAATGAAGAAAATTTATATTTTTTACTTGACAACATAACAGAATCGTGTTATTATTATAGTATAAGTTCTTACAAAAAAGAAAACGACAAACATCTTTTAAATAACATAAGAGCTTATCTTGAAACAAAAGACAATACAACATTTGGAATTTGGGAAAACGGGTCTGAACACTCGTTTTTCTATTCCATAAAATTTACTCACTACATACAAGGAGGTTTAAATGAGTGAAACAGAAATCCTAAAAAAGAACGAACGTGATTTGCGTCTAACTGCTTTTCATATGGCAAGAGAAATCTTAACAGAACAAACTCATTTGCTATTGCAATCTGGAACTAAGACACCAGCTCCAACTACAGAGCAGATTCAAGCCGAAGCAGAAAAAATTCTAACTTTTTTAAAAAAATAACTTGACAAACTTTTAATATCATGTTATAATATATATACAAAACAAAACTTCATTAAGTTTGCTCTTACATCGCTGATAAAAATACTTGACAAAATGTTAAGAACATGTTATAATAATAACACGATGGTTGTTTCGAGATTCAACCGAAATTCAAATCTCAAAAATTATTAATGACAATCAATTTATAGGAGGATATATGTCAAACAATACATTCACATTCAACGCTAACGTTTACACCGGAAGCTTCACAAAGAAAGATGGTTCTACACGAACAATGCGTTTCTTAAAAGAAAATGCTGTACCATCTTCACTTAAAGGTTCTGGAGTAAAACCACGCTATTTAGATACAAAGCATGAAGTAGTTTTTGATCTTGACCAAAATGGTTGGAGAGTGTTTAATCACAATACTGTTATTGAAAAGCCATCTTTTTCAAGAGAAGAAGTAACAATTAACTCATAGTTTTAAAATCTAAAATAAATATAAATTATTAAATAGGAATTACCTTCCTCCGAGTTGTTTGTCAAGATAACCAACGCTTATAAAAAACTTGACCCTCTTTATCTTCCTATTTGAAGGACTGAAAATGGAAGCGCTTATCCGGTTGAGATACAAAGTATCTTTGCCTTAGACAGTAAAGTCAATAATAACAACAAAGGAGTAAAATTATGGCATTAAACTTAGAAGCAATGCGAGCTAAATTAGACGCATCTGTCAATGGAAACAAAAAGTCCAGTGACACAAAATGGAAACCTGAGCAAGGTGACCAAACAATTAGGATTCTTCCTACAAAAGACGGTGACCCGTTTAAAGAGTATCACTTTCATTATAACGTTGGTAAGAACCCTGGGATTATGTGTCCCAAAAAGAACTTTAATGAAGAATGTCCTATTTGTGACTTCGCATCAAAGTTATGGAAAGAAGGTGTCGAGAACAATGACGACGTTGCAAAACGTGAAGCTAAGAAACTATTTGTTCGAAAGCGTTATTATTCTCCCATCTTGGTTCGTGGAAGAGAATCAGAAGGTGTTAAAATTTGGGCTTACGGTAAGCAAGCTTATGAAACCCTTCTTGGTTATGTGTTAGACCCTGATTATGGTGATATCACTGACGTTGAGTCTGGTACTGATATTGTTCTTAACTACAATATTCCCGGAACTCCTGGTTCTTTTCCTAAGACCACTCTAAAACCTCGTCGTCGTCCTTCTGTTCTCTGTGATGATGACGTTGCGGACTGCGAAACTCTTCTGGAATCTATTCCTGATATTGGTTCACAATTTGACCGCAAGTCAACAGCCGATGTTCAAGCTCTTTTGAACGAAGCTCTTTCTTCTGACTCTACTGGTGGTTCCTCCGAAACACACAAATACGGTGAGAAAGATGCTGTTGATGCTGCTTTCGATAAACTCGTAAGCTAAAGAGAACAAGGTTTCGGGGAGCTTGCCTACTGTCGATAAAGGCTCCCCACTCATTTTGCGAGAATAGCTCAGTTGGTAGAGCATCTGGTTGCCATCCAGAAGGTTGCGAGTTCGACTCTCGTTTCTCGCTCCAGAACAACAAGGAGATAAACAATGGGAAAAATAATACAAATGGCAAAAGCTGGTAAGATTTCAATATCAGACTTAAAAAAATCAATGAACAAATCAATGGGCATCGAAGCAGCACATGACTTAAGACAAGATAATCCAACCGAAGTGAAGGAATGGATACCAACAAGTTCTCGATGGCTTGACTCAATTATTTGTAAAGGAAAGATGGCAGGCATCCCTGTTGGAAAGATAACAGAAATTGCTGGTCTGTCATCTGTAGGAAAATCATATTTGGCTGTACAAATAGCAGCCCAAGCACAGAAACAAGGAAAATTTGTTGTCTATTACGATGCAGAATCTGCAATAGATCCTAAGTTTTTAACAGACTCAGGAATTGACATGAATGATAACTTTCTTTATGTCCAAGCAGTTTCTGTTGAGTTAGTTCTTAAGGGAATTGAAGACATGATGGACCAATATGGACACCAACAACAGTTTGTGTTTATCTGGGACTCCATCGCAGCAACTCCATCTGACAAGGATATTGAAGGTGACTTCAATCCTCAATCATCAATGGCAGTTAAGCCAAGAATCTTCTCTAAAGCATTTCCAAAACTAACTATCCCTTTGGCTAATGGGCAACATACCTTGGTTCTTATCAATCAACTTAAAACAAACATCACAAGTAATATTGCTGAGGCTTTAACAACACCTTTCATTGCACCCGGTGGTAAAGCAATTGAGTATTTTAGCTCTCTTCGTATTTGGCTCACGGGTCGTAAGTCTAAAGCTTCGTTTGTATTTGATGAATCCGGAAGACGAGTTGGTTCTGAAGTAAAAGCAAAGATCAAGAAGTCTCGCTTTGGAACACAAGACAGAATGGCAGTCTTTCAGATTCGTTGGGGTGATAGGATTGGAATTATGGATGAAGAGTCTTGGCTTGAGGTAATTAAGCAATCTGAATCTTATCGTGTTGGTGGCGGTTGGTGCTACTTAAAAGACGAAAAAGGAACAGAACAAAAGTTTCGTTCAAAAGAATGGATGGAGAAACTTAAAGATGATAAGTTCAAAGAATTAGTTATAAAAATTATGGATGAAGAGTTAATAAAGAAATTTGAGTCAACTGGTTCAAACATTGTACCAGAAGATGTAGAAGATTAGTCATAAACTAAACTCCTGTTGTTGGCCCCTAACATGCGTTAGGGGTTTTTTTATTTATTTACTTGACAACAATCACAAATCATGTTATAATATTATTATCGGAGGAACAAATGAGAATATTATTAGGCATAGTGCTTTTTACTATCGCTCAAGTCTTAGCTTGGTTTCAATCAAACTCAGGCATACTTGGCGAACCATTTAAATCCAACTATGTGTGGATTGCTTTAATCTTTGGACCAATAGTTTCACTATTGTTTTCAACAGCCACAATACAGTTGTATCAACACATGGAGCTTTGGTCTATAAGATTTTTAACTTTTGGTATTGGATATCTAATATTTATACCTTTAACTTGGTACTTCTTAGGTGAAGAAATCATAACAGCTAAAAATGTTATATCTTTTTGTCTTTGTCTTACCTTAATATCAATTCAGTTTTTAATGAAATAGGAGGAAATATGAATAAAAACTACAAACAATGGGATTCATTTTGGAATTCCTTAATAAAAGAAGATATGTTATTATTTGATAAAAATGGCAACAAACCAACTATTATAAAAACAAATAATAAACATAAATCTAGATTCAAACATGGGAACAAGATTGAAACGCATATTAAATCTATTATTCAAGAAGTAAAAGATGGTACAACAAAAGATAAAGGCGTTGTTTATATGATGTATCACATTGTCAACGGAAGAAGAGTTCCTTTATATATTGGTAAATCTGAATTTAAAGGAAGAAAAAGAAAATACAGTGCGAACGCTACTAACCTAAACCCTGTTGGTCCTTTTTTACGTTGGGGTTCTCGACCTGATTACCACTTGGGTGATTTGTATGAAGCATATCGAGGGAATAAATCTACACTAAAGTATGAAGATTGGAATAATTGTATATTTGACTCTAACGGTCTTTTTATTAAAGAGGTTTATCTTACAATGGTTCCGCTTACCACAATAAAAGTTCCAATAATGGCGTTTCCCACTTCAGTTACACAAACAGAAAGTACTTTAATTACTTGGGCTGGACATCTCTTCCCAAATGATTTATTAAATAGAGATGGAAAATCTAGATTTTAATAGGAGGATATATGGATTTTACAAACTTATGGATTGCATTTGCAATCGTTTTCATAGGACTACCAATAGCTGGCTCAATAGCTATGCATTGGAGACCAAATGGAAAATAAAAAATTATTAATAATTGATGGTCTCAATATGTTTCTTAGAAACTATATTGTCAATCCAGCACTAGCTCCTAACGGACACCCAATAGGCGGCTGTATTGGCTTTATAAAGAGCCTTCAAAAAGTCTGTGGTATGTTTACCCCTGACGAGATTATAATTGCGTGGGATGGCCATTCTGGTTCTTCTAAACGTAAACAAATGAACAAAGGATATAAAGACGGTCGGAAACCTGTTAGGTTTAACAGACGTATGGTCGAGTTAAATGAATCAGAACAAAAAATTAATAAAGCAGAACAATATGTAAAACTCGTGGAGTACTTAAATGAAACACCTACAATTCAAATCGTTGTGGACTATGTGGAAGCCGATGATATTATCGCTTATGCTGTTGGACACGCTAAATATAGAGGCTGGGATAAATATATTGTCTCAAGCGATAGAGATTTCTTCCAATTGCTCGGAGACGGAGTGCACTTGTACAGACCAATCCAAAAAAAGCTGGTGGATAAATCTAGTCTTATGGATGAACATGGTATTCATCCCAATAATTTTGCCCTTGCTAGAGCCATTGCAGGAGACAAGTCAGATAACTTACCAGGCATACCTCGGGCTGGGCTTAAAACAATTAAAAATCGTTTTCCTTTTATGGGCAACGAAGAAGTACAAACTGTTGAGTCGCTTGCAGAGTTTTGCAGAAACGTGGACAAACCGGTTAAACTTCATGAAAATATATTGTCTGGATTGGATCTTATAGAAAGCAATTATGATATTATGCAGTTATACAAACCAGTTATGGGAACAGTAGCAAAACAAAAAGTAGAGTTTTCTTTAAATAACTTTGAACCTGAATGGAACAAAATACAATTTCAAAAGTATTTGATGCGTGATGGACAGATAACAATCAATTTAGATAAACTATTTTTAAATTTTAAACAAATTATTTCTTGACACTTTAGAGATAATAGGTTATACTTATAAAACATTCGGAGGATATTATGAATAAGGATAAAGACACTTTTGTCGGTTACGGCAAGAAGTTTCAAGAAAGCGTTGCTAGACTAATGATGGAGGATCGACCTTTCTGTGACCAAATCACAGAGGTATTGGAATTAGAGTTTTTTGATTCCGCATATCTCAGAGCTTTTGTTAAAATTATATTAGAATATAGAGATAAATACAATCAACATCCACACTTTGCAACTCTTCACACAGAGATTAAGAAAGGTAACAAAAACTATGATGGCGCAGTCAATAAACAACTAAGAGATTTTCTTGTAAGAATACAATCAGATGATGTTAATGATAAAGAATATATTAAAGACCAAGCGATTGACTTTTGTAAAAAGCAATGTCTTAAGAAAGCTATACTTGAGTCTGCTAACTTGGTAAAGAAAGGCAACTACGATTCAATTACGAAAATTATCAATGAAGCCCTTTCAAAAGGTAATGATCAAAATTTTGGTCACGATTGGTTTATGGACATTGACAATCGTTATGTTAAAAAGTCTCGCAAACCTATCACAACTGGTTGGCAACGTATCGATGAAATAACTAAAGGTGGCATCGGAGCTAAAGAGCTTGCTGTTGTTATTGCTCCAACTGGTGCTGGTAAGTCAATGGTCTTAGTTCATCTTGGAGCACAGGCTTTGATGCTTGGCAAGAAAGTTGTTCATTACACCTTAGAGCTAGCTGATACTGTTGTTGGTATTAGGTATGACTCCTGTCTTGCTAAAATTGATCTCCGAGATATTATGGATTCTAAAGATTTAGTAAAAGAAAAGATACAAGACGTATCAGGTAAACTAATTATCAAGGAATATCCTACCAAGTCTGCTTCGACCAAGTCTTTGAAGAATCATTTGGAGAAACTAAGAAAGCAAAACATCTTACCTGATGTTGTCATTGTTGACTATGCTGATTTGCTTCGACCAATATCTCATGGAGCAGAGAAAAGACATGACTTGGAAGGAATTTATGAAGAACTTAGAGGCATGGCAACTGAATTTGAATGTGCTTTTATTACAGCGTCTCAAACAAACCGTGGAGGTCTAAATGCTGAAGTTATCACAATGGAGTCCATATCAGAGGCTTTTAACAAGTGCTTTGTTGCTGACTTTATTTTTTCATTATCGAGAACTCCGCAGGATAAGCAAGCTAATTCGGGGCGTATATTTATTGCTAAGAACAGAAATGGACCAGATGGATTGGTCTTTCCTGCCGCAGTTGATTGGTCAACTGTTTCAATAGATGTTTTAGAGAGAAGAGGTGATGAAGAACCTCCGCAGTTAACTGCCAAAGAACAACTGTCAAATCTTCAAAAGTATTACACAAAACTATCAGGATCAAAATAACAAAGGAGAACACAATGGCTATAGAAAATAAAATACTATCGGACATAACTGTCCACATGAAATATGCTCGTTATCTTCCAGAGCTAGAGAGAAGAGAGAACTGGGAAGAATTGGTTACAAGAAATAAAAATATGCATCTAAAGAAGTTTCCTCAATTAGAACAAACAATCGAGTGGGCTTATGAGTATGTTTATAATAAAAAAGTGTTGCCCTCAATGCGTTCAATGCAGTTTGGTGGCAAACCTATTGACGTTTCTCCAAACCGTATTTTTAACTGTGCTTATGCTCCTGTTGATCATATGAAGGTTTTTGGTGAAATTATGTTCCTTCTTCTTGGAGGCACCGGTGTTGGATATTCTGTTCAAAACCACCACGTTGAAAAACTTCCTGTAATTCACAAACCATCTGGAAAAAGAACCCGTCGCTTTCTTATCGGAGATTCTATTGAAGGCTGGTCAGATGCTGTTAATGCTCTTATGAAAGTTTACTTTACAGGTGGTTCCAAACTTCGTTTTGATTTTTCTGATATTCGCCCAAAGGGAGCTCGCTTGGTAACATCAGGTGGTAAGGCACCAGGGCCACAGCCTTTAAAAGAATGTCTTGTAAAGATCGCTGGTATCCTTGATCAAAAAGAAAATGGAGATCAATTGACTACAATTGAAGTCCATGATATAATTTGTCACATTGCGGATGCTGTCTTAGCAGGTGGTATTAGACGAGCTGCTTTGATTTCTTTGTTCTCTGCAACTGATGATGCCATGCTTGGAGCTAAAAGTGGTGCTTGGTGGGAAGAAAACCCCCAAAGAGGACGCGCAAACAATTCGGTAGTCATAATGAGACACCGCATTGAGAAAGGTACCTTCTTAAACCTTTGGGAACGTGTAAAAGCATCTGGTGCTGGAGAACCTGGGTTCTATTTTACCAATGACAAAGACTATGGTTGTAACCCTTGCTGTGAAATTGCTCTTCGCCCTTTCCAATTCTGTAACTTGACTGAGATTAATGTATCTGATGTGGAAACACAAGAAGAATTAGATACAAGAGCAAAAGCAGCTGCTATTATTGGTACATTACAAGCTGCCTATACTGATTTCCACTACCTTCGTCCCATCTGGAAAAGAAACACAGAGAAAGATTATCTGATTGGCGTGTCAATGACAGGAATAGCATCAGGTAAAGTTCTTGAGTTGGATATGAAAAAAGCTGCGAACAATGTCAAGATGGCCAATTCAGAAATTGCGATAAGAGTTGGCATTGGCAAAGCTTCAAGATGCACAACAGTTAAGCCAGCAGGAACCACAAGTCTAACCCTTGGAACAAGCTCAGGGATTCATGCGTGGCATAACGACTATTATCTACGCAGAATTCGCGTAGGAAAGAATGAATCGATTTATACTTATCTTCAAATAAATCATCCTGAATTGGTTGAAGACGAATACTTTAGACCACACGATACTGCTGTGATCTCTGTACCACAGAAAGCACCCGAAGGGTCAATTACTCGTCATGAATCAGCTCTTGATTTATTGGAGAGAGTAAAGAAAGTCCATCTTGAATGGGTTAAGACAGGACACAGAAAAGGACAGAACACTAACAATGTTTCCGCAACTGTGACTATCAAACCTGACGAGTGGCAAGAGGTTGGAGAATGGATGTGGGAAAACAAGCATAACTATAATGGTTTATCTGTGCTTCCTTATTCAGACCACTCTTACAAGCAAGCTCCTTTTGAAGATTGTACCAAAGAAGAATATGAAGCTTTGTTACCTTCTCTAAAAATAGTTGACTTGGACAAAGTCGTTGAAATCGATGACAATACAAACCTCACAGGCGAACTGGCGTGTGCCGGCGGTGCTTGTGAAATTAACTAATGGAGAAAATATGAAACAAAAACTAGAACAATTAATTGAAAGCCTTCAAGCCATCCTTGAGGATGTAGAAAAAGTGGATGAAAAGTCCTATGGTTACAAAGCAGCTGCTGTCCGTGCCAGAAAGACTCTTCATGAAGCAAGAGGGCAGTTCCAAGAACTTCGTAAAGAAATTCAAGCAAAGAAAAACGAAGAGTAAAATCTAATTTTCTGTTATTTACAAACCCTGTGACTAATTATCATAGGGTTTTTTATTAGGAGAAACAAAATGAAAATTACAAACCAACAATTGAGAAAAATAATCAAAGAAGAATTGCAAAAAGTTCTTGATGAGGCTTATGTCTCACCACCTATCGACCACAGAGGCATGAAGGCTTTCGACGACAGAAGAGCTGCTCACAAAAAACACAAAGGCCCTCATAGGTATACAGGACTAAAAGGTGGATCTATAGCAAGTATCGAACAAGACCCAAATATTCCACCTGAACACAAAAAAAAATTAATTGCTTTATTCAAATCAGGAATAGAAGGTATAAGACAAGCACAAGAGATAATGGATGCAATGGGCTACGAAGGTGTTGAAACAGTTTCTTTCTCTGAAAGAGGCCCTTTTGAACCAAGAAATCCATTTAAAGACCCACCAGCAGTACACAGAATTAATGATGAGTTTTGATTATGAAACTAACAAAACAAATATATTGAAAAATCTATTTGACAAACAGTAGATAATGTGTTATAATATAATTAAGCTGTTCGACTTATGGTGTTGAATAGAACTTGTGGCAACTTCTTCTTTGCGCGACAGGTTTAATTTTATTGGAGGTTGTATGTTTACACATGTTTATAATAGACACGTTCTTGTTGAACTTGTCGATGAAGAAGAGGAAAAGCAAGAGTCACTTATTGCTCTACCACAAGATTACAAAAAACAAGAGTCACCATATTTGGTGGTAAAAGTTCTTGACAAAGCAGAGGACTGTAGAACTTTTGTAGAGGTCTGTGATAAAGTTGTAATTGAGCGTAGAATGTTAATTGAAATAGAAATAAAGGGTGAAAAGAACTATTTAGTTTTAGAAAATTACATCTACGGGAGAATTGAAGATGAAACTGACTAAACAACTGTTAAAAGAAATGGTAATGAGTGAAATGAAATTGATGCAAGAAGGTCTTAAACAACCTGCTAATATTGAAAGACAAGTGTCAAAACTAATTGCTGATTTCAAAAGAGCTTACGGTGCTGTTCAAGTTGCTATGATTACAGCAGAGAACCCACCTGGTGCTAATGTCAACTTTGATTGGGATAACGAAATAATGCAAGGTTATTTAAAAGCTGACTTGAATAAAAAAGGATATAATTATTATCCAATTATTGGAGATTATGGTGGTCTTGAAAATTCTTTAATGGTTGTAGTTAAGGGAAATAGAGATAGCATGTTTAAAGAAAACATGATTCAACTTGGCAAAAAATACCTTCAGGATGCTGTTGTTGTTGGAGAGAAAATGGGCTCTTTACAACCTAACCCAAATATTAAGGGACCAAAATTCAACATGGTTTTTGAAATGATCATGCTTCACCCAACAAAAACAGGAAAACCTAATATGAATTTTAGTGATTACTCAATTGATGACATAAGAACTAAAACTCACAAGGGTCCTGATGTACAAGGTCGCCAAGCTTTCTTTTCAAAAGCAGGAAAGAAAAAATTTGTAGTTCCATTTTATTCTAGTGATAAAGAAGATGATGCTGAATATCTAGGTAACCCATTCCCAGTAGGTGAATAATGAAGTATGATAAAACAATACCCCTTTACAATGATAGTATCGGTTCTGTGTCTTATGTCGAGCATATGGGGAGTGATCTTACTATTGTTAATTCGGCAAGGGTCTCATTTGGCGTGGAGAAATCTGAGCTTAACGATCGAGACAGAAAGCTTATTAATTACCTTATTAAACACAAACATACTTCAACTCTCGAGCACAATCTTATTACTTTTAAGTTCGTGGTGCCTTTGTTTGTTCGTTCTCAACACCATAGACATCGCACTTGGTCGTACAATGAGATCTCAAGAAGATATACAGATAAAGACATACAATTCTATCTACCAACTAAGTTCAGAACACAGCATGATTCCAATAGACAAGCCTCAAACCCAGACGATCTACGAGACCCGTTAGCTTATAAAGACTTTTCTATGGTTACTTGTTCTGAAGTGCTGCAAAATAGAACCCAAGACTGTCTCCATGCTTTTGAGGTTATGCTAGAAGCTGGAGTGTGTAGAGAGCAAGCAAGAATGATTCTTCCACAAAATCTCTATACAGAGTACTACGGAACAGTCAATCTTAATAATCTTTTAAAGTTTATTGATCTTAGAACACATGAAGGCGCACAATGGGAAATACAAAAAGTTGCAGAAGCTTGTCTGGATATAGCAACAGACTTGTGGCCTGAAACTGTTACAGCTTATAGGAAAATTAGAAATGTCATATAAAAAAGTAGACAAAATAGTTAAAAACTGGAGAAAGTCATACGATCTTCCTGAGATTTATCATCCTGGAATTGAAGCGCTAAATGAGGCTGTTAACAGGAGAGACTTCATAAAAGGTTTAGGAGCATTAGGTTTAATTGGTGGTGCTACGTTAGCTTCTTTAAAGAAGAATGTGACACCCGAAGACGTAGAGCCTGAAGATACAAGAACTGAATTGCAAAAATATCAAGATGAAATAAAAGAAAAAGGTGATCGCAATTGGAGAACTAGGGAAATAGAAGCTGCAAACTCCCCAGCGTTACAAGATGGTGTAATAAAAGATGGTTGGATGAAAGGCACATACAACCCTAAGATTCCAATGAAAAGGATGATAAAAAAATATAAGGACAGCTGGTATCAGCTCAATCCTAGAATGGTTTACGTTCATCCCGGAGCGTTAGACCCAGACGAAGTTTTGCCAACCGCTGGTTTAACCGTTGATCAACTAAAAGATTGGTATTATACAAAAGAAATTGTCAACCTACACAATAACTTATACAGCCCACATGCTTGGCCTTATAATCCACCTTTCGATAATATTCCTTATCTTTATAATGAAAAAGGACAAATCTATTTACCACTTGCTTGGTCTGTTGCTTTTGATGTGTGGCAACAAAAAATTTATGAGTTTCTAGACGACGTTGCAGAAAACGCATATGTTGAAAGAGATGGTAGATATGTCCAAGAGAGTGAAGCAGCTGTAAAAAAAGTTATTAGAAGATACCACATGGGTTCAAAACAAGAAAGAATTTATATTTTAAAAGAATTTGAATTATCTCAAGGAGATGATTTTAAAATATCTCAATATCTTGAAGAAACAGCAAGAAGAATACACACAGCAAGACCAGACACTGGTCTACAAGAATCCAAAAAACGGAGGAAAATATGGATAAAAAGATACAACTAATAATATACACAATGGTGTTTCTATTTGCAGGAAGCTGCAGAAATGTAAAAAGACTAGACTTACCAAGAATCTACTTCGATGGACACCCTAAAAAGTGTGAAAGTTGCAGTGAAATCCACTAAACCAATAACAAAGCCTCTTTTTTCCATCGGTGATCTGGTGAAGATTAGAGGCTTTGGTGTTATTCTAGCTAAGAGTGAATTAGGTATAGTCATAAAAGGACCTTATTCATATAAGTCTGTAGAGTCATACCATGAATTAGTGTATTTTGAATGGTGGTGTTATGATGTTTTAGTAGGAAAAGAACTAGTTAGAATGATGCCAGAGAACTTTTTATTAGAGGTAAACATAGATGAGAGTAAAGATTAAAAGGTTATTAAAAGAAAATATACAGAACTATTCAGATGAACAAATAGAAAAAGCTAGATTAGTAATTGCCAGACTTATAGATACAACATTGACCAAGCCCACATTAGACGTAAACACATTCGCCGACAGAGAAGACGAGATAGATAGAGATAGGTACACTTGGTTTAGAGACAACCCTAGCGAATTTATTGATGCTTACAGTGACCAAGATGAAGATGACGAAGGTTACGACTTTGATAAAGAATCAAAAAGTTATGGACCAATAAGAGATCCAAAAGAGACTAGTTTACTCTACTATCTTTATAAAGGTGTATACAAGAGTGGTGGTAAATTTTATATTGGAAACGATAACAACATCGATAAAGTAGTCAAAGAGATAAGAATGAGAGCCAATGCCTTTATTGATGCAATAGGTGACTATCAAATCTTAGTTGATGTTTTCTTTTCTGATTTTAATGATGTAAAGAAAGGAGTTAATAGACACGTTTCAAGTCAAACTGAACCTTCTCTAGTATCATCCTTTATGTCCAAAGGAGCACCCGGTGACTTTAAAAGGCTACAGTTTGCTAAGTTTAGAAGTGGTGCATTGTTTGGCACTAGTAACACACAGGGAATCGAAGGAACGAGAGATCATATGTACAAAGGCTCTAAAGAATTTGACAATATACCTGACGAACATAAGCCATATTTTTTGTTTGATTATATTTGGGATGTGTGCTATACACTTGCCCAATCAGATGGTCTTAAACAAAAGAACAACGTCATACCTCTTGACAGAGGAACGTTTTTAATAAATTATCTTAATGGTTTAACAAAAAGCGAAGAGAAAGCTAGACAACACAGTCATGGACCCCACGCTAAAGCTATATCTAAAGCACCTGCATCTGCAAGAGTTCACTTGATGATGCCTTTGTATTTACAAGCTTTCTTAAACTCAGATGAAATAGTAAGACCCTATAAAAAACCTGTAAGTGAAATGTCAGATTCTGAAATAAACGATAATTTCTCAGCTGTATTTAGCCAAGACTTAGACAGAACCAAAGAAGCTCTCAAAATGGGAGTTTACCCTTCAGGAATGATTAATGTTTTAAGAGTAGCAGATTCAATACCAGAATTTCTTTTAGATAAGTTTGAGAGAAAAATCAACAGAACAATCAAAGGAATGGAAATGGCTGGATTCTTAGATGAAGAGGGTGAGTTTACTGATAAAGTAAAAGATAGAGATGCTGGTGAACTATCAGCAGTTAAAGACGGCAGATTGAGTGATTTGTTTAAAGAACACAAAGTAATAAAGGTAAGAATCTTGGGGGGTAAGTGAACGAATTTAGTTTTGATGAATTAGTTCTTGGTGGTTCATTAACTGCCTTACTATATGCTTACAAAAAAAACCTTCCAATACTTATTGATATAGCTCATGTTCCATTTGTATTGGAGGAAGTACCGTTTCATTGGGACTTATCCTTTTTAGGTTTTAATAAAGGTGGAACGCATAAAAAATCTCAAGTATGGGATCGACTTTCATTTCTTTTAGCAATGTCAGGTTTAGTCTTATTCCCAAATAATATTCAATCGTTTCGATTAGAGGATGAACAAATAAACATAATCGGATTAGATAACAAAAAAATGGTTGTTAAATACAACAACTTAATAGAATTTGACAGAGATTCAAAAGACTACTACATGGTTTATGATTGGTTTGCTGTTCACTCTGGTTCTAGGCATGATTGGGAAGTGATACCAAATCCTGATGAAGACTTGTGCCATCTTCTTTTGTTTCATAGGTCTACAAGACCCAGAACCAGATCAGATGTAAAAGATGTGTGTGCTGTGTCTAGAGTTGAAAAAGGATTACTAAACAATATAGAATGGTCTCCTACATACACGAGAATTAAAACTCTTCAAATGATGAAGCAAGTAGGTATAAGAGGAAGAGCAAATGGTTACAATAGAAAAGGTGTGACGCTTCATTATGCTGTATCTATTGAGCATATGTATCGTGAGATCTTTGAAGAACAAAACAACACAATATCAATTGAGGAGATCTTATCGTGGGAGGATAAGAAAGGAACAAACTTATGGAATTTGACACAAAAATTGTTAATGGCTCATCTTTCCACCTCGCCGGAATAGTTCCTTGCGGTGGACAACCTCTTGACTATGGTATGGAGTGGCCTGACTTCATGATGCCCATAGCTCCTAACTACACCATGATTGAAGCTGCAATTATGGAGTGTGCGTGGGCTGGGTGTGAAACCATTTGGGTTTGCTTACACGAAGATACCGCACCATTGGTAAGACACCGTATTGGAGATTTTATACAAGACCCAGTGTGGGCTTGGAGAAGCAAAGACCCTCAACCAACAGCAAAACAAAAAAGAATTCCAATTTTTTATGTTCCAATCCACCCCAAGAACCGTTTCAGAAGAGATTGTCTGGCTTGGTCTGTGATTGAAGGAGCCCTCTCAGCATTTAAAGTTTCAGCCACAGTATCAAGATGGATTTATCCAAATAAATATTGGGTGTCTTTCCCATATGGTTATTTCAATCCAGAACTGTTACGAGAACACCGGCCAAAAATTTCTTCCACCAAAAATTTTCTCATCACACACAAAGGGCAAACACCGGAACAAGGAATACACACCAGCTTCTCGTTTGGCAAAGACGAATTTATTCGTTTCCGAAAGCAAATAAGAAAAGGAACAGGACAATTTACAAGCGAAGTTGGTGAAAACGGACTACCAAACACCAAGTTACCGATTGAAGAAAGATATTCAGCTCGTTGGTTTGGGTTAGAGCAAGTATTTATTGACTTACAAGCAGAAAACCAAATAGAAATAGAAGAATTTTATGATTTATCTTCTTGGGACAAATACAGAAACTATTTATCTTCCGAGCTTGCTTCAACAGTTACCAGACCACCGGAATGGTTAATGAAATTTAAAGAATTTGGTTCGATTGGACTTGACAGAATAGATTAGGTGTGTTATAATGAGTATAGAAAGAAAAAGGTACAACAAACATATTATGGAATTAAAATTTTTAAGATCAGAATTATCTTACCAAGAAGAAGTGTTATCAGTAGCTCATCAAGACTTTGAGATATATTACAGACAATGGTGTGACGATAATGGTATAAATTTGTCAGAACTAAACCAAAAACACGAAACCAGAGTTTCAAAAATTTTATCGCAGCCAAAATTTCCAGATTTGAAAAACAATGAAGAAGGTATTGTTGTTCTTTCAAAAGAAAAGAAAAGAGAAAAAAAGAAATTTCATCAGCTTTTTAAACAAGTTGCAAAAGCAACACACCCAGATAAACATGAAGGAACTATGCTAGACTTTAAAGCAGCCTCCGCTGCTTTTGAAAAAGGTGATTGGGCAATGCTTCTTCAAGTAGCTGAAGAATACAACATAGTACCAGAGGATTTAGGTGAGGTCTTACCAGTAATGAAAGAAGAAGCAAAAAGACTAAGAAAAATCATTGAAAAAAACAAAACTATGTATTCTTGGAGACTAAATGAGTGTGAATCTGAAGAATGTAAAGTTTTAGTTGTAAAGCAATTTTTAAAACAATTATTTAATTTGGAGTTATAATGTTATTAGGATTATTATTGGCATGTCAATCTGATGTGTCTATTATTAAGAGATTAGAAGAAGAAGAAGAAACCGGCCAAGCCATTGGTATCGGAGAACCCGGAGAACCTGCGGCAATTCCTTCTAATGAACCTTCTTGGGAACAAGAAAGATCAGGAGTTACAGGTTTATCGACCATGTACCTTCGTCAAATTGCATGTCCCGCTTGCATGGGAGAGACACAAGAGTTAACAGTTGAATATGAACTAAAAACCCATCAGCCCATTTCGGACTCTTGGAACTCTTGGATGTTGCCTGATGGTGTTTGTACAGAACAGTTGTATCAAACAACACCATCAACTAATCCTATGCAAGTTGGACAATCTATACAAATAACAAACCAAAATCACCAATTTGACGCTTATCAAACAGAAGCAGGGGTTTATACCTCTCAAAACATTTGGGAGTCTCATTTGCAACGAAATGCAGACTATATGGTACAAACAAGTGAAGGGTCTTTCAACTTTAAAACCGTTGAGGGATTTGATTATATTGAACCTTACACAATGCTTTGGGTTGACCCTTCCTATGCTTTTGAAGCTGCTGTTCGAAGATCAGGTTTTACTGTAACTTGGGCACCTGTTCGACAAACAAGTAGAATGATGATAACACTGGGTATTTATTCCGGAGATGGAGCATACCTATTAGGACAAGTTTCTTGCTTTGGAGCAGATAATGGAGCTATGTTTATCCCTGCTCAATACCTTAATTATCCTACTTGGTCTTTGGTTGCAATCCATATAGAGAGGTTTGAAACTGGCATTGTGGAAACAACAATAAATAACTCTTATATGGAGACGTTACAAATTTGGGAAGTTGTGGGCACTGGGCATATCGAGTAACTATTTACTAACCAGACTAGGGAGGATTTATGTCATGGAAAAATCAAAGATTATGGATTATGCGTGGAAAGGCTTCACTGTATTATTATCTATCATTATTGTGCCTTGTTTTGTATGGATATGGGATTCAGAAATGAGACTTGGAGCTTTAGAATATAAGATGGATGATGCAAACAAATCATTAGAAAAAATTGTTGCTCATATGGATAGCCAAAATGGTACCGATGCCGTTGAAAAACAAGTTCAGTTTAAGCTAATGGAAGATAGAATCAAGCAACTTGAAAAAAATCAAGAAAGACTTGAAAAAGATATTTTAAATTATGCAAAACGATTTGTTGAAAAAGGAGATAGAAGATGAAAAATTGTGAAAAATGTAACTATTGTGAAAAATGCTGCAAATGTGAGTGTTGTGAGCACTAGTGAATGTCCATTTTGTAAATGCGATCCTTGCGATTGCGATTGGGGTTTAAATGAACTGTTTAAAACTTGGAACACTGGTGTATATAAGACATTGGTCAACGGATTGTCTAGCAGTTGTAACTTGCCCACCATCGAAGATTTACGATTACCAGTATTTGACAGTGTTTATAATTCACTCGGGACTGGCGTACCAAATGTCTACGGCAAGCATTATCAGAGTGCTATCGTAGACCGGTCTATCTATAAGGTTGGTGACTTGGTCAACTATCATCCTTTCTGGGGTGTTTGTGACTTTACTAAGCCATGGCTTATCAAAACGGTTTTTTCGAGCGATCCATTAGATTGCTCTTATCACGATTACGAAATCACTGATGGGTTTGAAACCCATCTTGTTACTTTTAATGAAATTAGAAAAATGGAGGAAAAATGAAAAAGTACAAAAATGATTATGTGTGGAACGAAAAAATGTGCCACCACCTTGATAGTAGTTATGAACTAGAGTGCATAAGTCTCTATAGAAACTGTTATGATTATTCGCCTATTCATCACTATGATGAGATTATGGCTTTTGTAACCAAGGCTTTCATTGATAGAAATAGACAACTAGGCATGGAAGACAGAAGACATATAGTTCAAGTTAAAATGAAATTCGGCTTTCTAACTATTTACTATGATGGGGGTAGAGACCCTTATCTAGATGAGATTATCAATACGGCTTACAATATGGCTCAACAAACAAAGAGCAAGATAGATAAGCAGTATGGAACAGGAGGCTGGAGACATCGAGCAATACTTTCACCAAATAAGAATTAATGAACTCCCAGACAATAGACAGCCTAAGTATCAAGTTGGTGACTTAGTTGAGATCTGTTTTCGTTCTGATGATGGTAGTTCTTCTTACCTTATGAAAGGCGATTACGGATTGGTTTGTGAAATTTTGTTTTATGAGTGTAAAGACTATGGTGTTGATTACCCAACAGATAATAGAATTCCTTACTATATCATAGAGTACAAACTTCTTGTATCAAATAAAAAAGATAATTTCAGATATGTATCAGAAGAAAACCTAAGGAGAGTGATTAATGATTAATAGTTTGTGGAAAAAAGTTTGTAATAGCCATGGTGTAACACCACAATGGGAATACAAAGAATGTTTAAGTGATATTCAAGATTTAGATAGAAAAATAAATAATGCTAATGAATATATTAAAGAACTAAAGAATAACATGTCAGAACAAGGAAAAAAATTAGGGTCTAAAAACTTTGTTTGTAAAAACATTGAAAAAAACATATTAAGACATAAAGAGAATATAGCTGTGTTAGAAGCTGAAAAAGAAGTATTAGTCTCCAAGTTAAACAAAATGAAACTAGATTTTTAGGGTGTTACATGTTATTATTTTTATTTAATCTTGCTTTTGGTACCACGGTTTATGCTCCAATGAAAACCCAACTGGAGACAACCGTGGTTCATTATTTTATTGATAAGGACTTTCACGCAAGAAAGAAAGACATGTTGGTTATTAACTGGGCTGATTGTGAAAACTTGGGTGATCGTGAGTGTGCTATGATGAAAGAATACTGGTATTTAGACACAGTTGTGTTTGAAGGTGAAGACACTTATCAAATCAACATTTTCCTTTATGATGAAAAATCAAGGATTGTTTCTCAATCAATTATTCATAAACGATACAAAATTGAAAAGATTCCACAAAAAACCACAGTTAAAGGAACAAAGGTTGAGCGAGGCACAATCGCACCTTTCAAAACGGAAATTGAAAAACCACCAATTTTAATAAAAAAGAGACCAGAAATTACAGCAAGAGAGATCGAACAAGCTGTTATCAAACTACTTATTAACATTAAGGAGTATGAAGGATGAAACTCACAGAACAAATACTAAAAAAATTAATTCTAGAACAAATGGGCCCAGTTGACACTGCTTATTTAGCAGATAGCCTATCAGGAATTATCAAGTTTTGGGCTCATGCAGGTCGTGGAGCTCTTAGACCCGGATCTTACAGACATGGTGCAGCAACCGAAGAAATCATGCAAGTATTTAGTGAAGCAGAGCCTTCTCCCAGTCACGAAAAATTGAAAGATTTTGCGTTATTTTTAGTTAACGATTATGACAGGACCAATCAACATCATCGAAAGCTTAAAATTTTAGCCATTGGAGGCACAGAGAATTACATACAAGCAGCTGAATTAGCATCAGCATTGGAATTAATATGAAACTTACAAAGCAAAAATTAGAACAACTTATAACGGAAGAGTATGTAAGAAGAATTGGTGATGAAGGAAAACCAACTAACTATCCTGAATACGCCGACAAACTTACCGCTTTGGCTAAAACCGACCCAGCTCAAGCGAGAGAATTGGCTGATGCTTTGGACGAACCTTTAGATATAGAATTTAGTGGCAACACGAGTGCAACATTTAGACACCCAAGTGTGGGTGGGGTTTTTAATTTTGAGGAAATGAAACAGGAAACTTGGTTTGATTATGTTATGACGGGTTATGCTGATAATTTTGAAGATCCAATAGATCCAAATCAGTTTGAGAAATATGCGAATGATAAAGGAATAAGCCAAGATAAAAAACAAAAAGTCTATAATAAACTTGAATCCGAACGCTCAAAACTTCTTCAAAAATTGTATATAAACCAATCAAGAACAGATGTTGAACGAAGAAAAGAACTAGAAGATCTTTATGGTTTTGACTTCCGACCTGATTGGATGAAAAAAAGTCATTATAATTAATAAATAAAAATACTTGACAAATCTTTCGAAGTGTGTTATACTATATGTATCAATAAATAACGGAGGATTTATGACCAATTACAACTTGGGCTATGCTTGTATTAACCTTGGCTTTTCACAAAGACCAAAGAAGCAACGCATAACCACCAACCGAAGCATGATCAAGCGAACATTCAAAGAGAAAGGTTTGCCTTATGCTTCCGAACTTGCACTTCTTAACTCAAAAGATTTGCTTACAATTATGAAGTGGAACAAAGAAAACAACATTCACTTTTACAGAATGTCCTCGGATCTTATACCTTGGGCTTCTGAATACGAACTAACCCAACTTCCAGACTATGAAGCTATTGCTGAAGCTCTATACGAAGTTGGCTTGTATGCTGCGGAGAACAACATCCGTATCACAACTCACCCCGGTCCGTTCAACAAACTGACTAGTCCAAAAGAATCTGTAATACTAAATACTATTAGGGACTTGGAGATTCATGGTGAGATCTTTGACTTAATGTGTTTGCCTAGAACACCTTATGCTAAAATTAACATCCACGTAGGAGCTGCTTATGATGATAAACCTATGGCCCTTGATAACTTTTGCAAGAATTTTCAAAGATTATCAGAAGCCGTCAGATCAAGACTGACAGTTGAAAACGATGACAAACCATCGTTATACACCACGGAGGAATTATACAATGACATCCATAAACGCATTGGTATCCCTGTGGTGTTTGACTACCATCATCACGATCTGCACCCTGGAAGACTCTCCGAGAAAGAAGCCCTTGACATGGCTCTTGCTACTTGGCCTGTGGATGTGCGTCCTGTGGTGCACTACTCTGAATCCAGATCTGATGAATATGGTGACCCTAAGATAAAACCACAAGCACATTCAGACTCTTATGTCAGACCTGTAAATACTTATGGTCTGCCAATGGACATCATGCTTGAGGCTAAGCATAAAGAGCTTGCACTCTTTAAAATGCGTGAACTAATGGAGAAACAAGATGCTTAACAAATTATGGAATAAAGAAGCCAACAAGGCAGGTTTCTATACACAAGAACAAATAGATGAAGTATAAGAACAAATAAGCAAAATAGATAAAAAAATAGAATCTATGAAACAAGTTATTGAAGCTTATTTAACTTTGGAAAACAAAAACGAATCTAGAATTCTTGCTAATCAAGAAGCAATAAAACAAAGAGAGGTTGAAAAAATAGATCTTTTAATTAAATTAGAAAAAATGGAGGAGAAAAATGTCAACAGAAAAAAAACGTAAAGAAGGTACCGGACACGGTGTTGATTTACAAGATCGTCAAAAAGTTGAACCACCAAAAAAATATAAAGTTGTTTTGCACAACGATGATTACACACCTATGGACTTCGTTATCGTAGTACTTATGGATGTGTTCAACTTTGGCTTTCAAAAAGCATCAGCTATCACAATGCAAGTTCATGAACAAGGCAAAGGAATAGCTGGAGCCTATTCAAAAGAGATTGCTTTAATGAAAGTAAAAAAATGTAATCAAATAGCTCGACAAGAAGGCCACCCTTTGATGGTTTCAATGGAGCAAGAATAACGTGTTAAAATACTAACCTAAAGGAGGAAAAATGAAAAAAGTAACACTAAGAGAACATTTAGATATTCTCGACCAAAACAAAAAAGCAGGAGCAGATAACTTTAGTTCCCTGTGCAGAAGACTTAGAAAAAAGTTTTTTGACTGTGGCTATCCAAAAACTGCAATGCGCACAGATCTGATAGGAGAATATATCCATATGATCTTTGAAACACAAGACTATAGATGTACTCACTGGCTTCATGTGGAAGAAGATCAGTTGAATGGGTTATGGAACAGACCCGGAAAAGATTATAATTCTTGGAAAACTCCATACATTAAATATGAAATTGACCACGTACATCCAGTAAATGCAGGTGGTACTGACAGACTTGATAATTTTCAATTTTTATCAGCAAATGCAAATCAATTTACGAAATGCTCTTTAACTTATGATGATTTATTGAAACGTGTTGACCTTTCAGATTTACTAAAAGATAGAATAAGATCTGTTTTAGAAAAAAGACAAAAACTGTTTAGGTCAACTAAATGGGAAATGTTTATCGAGAAAATCGAGACACTCGAAGGTCGAAGATAAATTTAAAAAATATTAACTTAAGCCCTTGACAAACAAGGGCTTTCGTGTTATAATACATCAAATAACAATCGGAGGATATATGAAAAAAGGTTATGTAATATTAAATATAGTTCCACTAAGCAATGATTATAATGGAATTATAAACAAAGAAGGGGAAACAATTTCTGCTTTCCCTGTAAGATACTTAAACAAAATTGGGTTTCATCAAAAAGATATAGACGAAGTCACAATTGATTGGAAGTCTGACTCTAAAAAACATAGAGACGGTTGCTTTCAATATACTATTATGGTAAATGCAAACAGTAAACCAAAGACTGCTGAACTCGATCGTGCAAGAGATATCATGGAAGAGATTAAAAGATGCAATGTAGACACTAACAGAACAATAAGTGATATCAAGTTTATCAACTTGCACGCTCATAGCGGTGTAGGCTCGCCTTTTGATGGCTTCGGCTACCCACAAGAGCACATGGATTTCGCATTTGATAATGGATGCGAAGGTTTGGCTTTGACTGATCATGGTAACATGAATGGTTTTGCCTATCAAGTTCTTCATGCAAAGAAGATGAAGAAGCAAGGAAAAGACTTCAAGCCAATCTTTGGTGTCGAAGCTTACTTTATCCCATCAGTTCCCGAGTGGAAAGAGAAACTCGAAGAATTGAAGAAGGATAAGAAGAAAGCCAAATCTATTGATGCCGATAGATCTGGAACTAACATTGAAGCAGATGGAGAATCCAAGGGTGTCTCTAAGTCTGACATTAACAGAACAAGACATTTGGTTCTTATCGCTATGAACCAAACAGGTCTCAATAACATTTTCAAAATGGTTTCTGAGTCTTACCACGGTGACTATTACTATCGCAAACCACGCATCGACTTTGACCTTTTAAGCAAGCATAATGAGGGTGTAATCGCACTCTCTGCTTGTCTTGGCGGTGTCTATGCTGGTTGCTATTGGCAGAACCGTGAAGAAGGATCTGATGCTGTTCTCAAGAGTATGAGACAGATGACAGATCGGATGCTTGAAATCTTTGGTGACAGATGGTATCCCGAAGTTCAATGGAACGCTGTTCCTGAACAACACGAACTAAACCAATTCATTATCCAAGTTGCTGAGGAATATAATCTTAAGATTGTTTCCACCGGTGACTCTCACTATCCAACCCCAACTGCTTGGAAGGATAGGGAACTTTACAAACGACTTGGTTGGATTGGTAAAGGAAAGCCTGAATGGCTTGACATGAATCTCCCAACTTCTGTTCAAGAAATGGAATATGAATTATACCCAAAGAACGGACAACAAATGTGGGAGTCTTACAAACAATATTCTGAAGAATGTGATCAAAACTATGATGATGAACTAATTCGTCAATCGATAGAAGAGTCTTATCACATTGCTATGGAACGTTGTGAGGATTTTCTTCCTGACACAACGGTAAGGCTCCCCGACTTTGTTGTTCCTGCTGGTTACAATGAAGACGAATATCTTGAAAGACTTGCTGGTAAAGGTTTGTTCTCTATTCTACAAGAAAGAGGTCTTACCCAAAAGCAAGGAAGAGCATCATCACCTATTTATTTATATGAGAAACGATTGAAGCATGAGTTGCAAGTAATTGCAGATCGTGGTTTTTCAAAATACTTTCTCACTATGAAAGCAATCGCGGATAAAACAAATGAAGTACAATTATCGGGACCTGGTCGTGGTTCTGCGGCTGGTTCTCTTGTTGCTTATTGTTTGGGCATTACTCAAGTTGATCCAATTAAATACGGCCTTTTATTCTCACGTTTCCTCAGATCAGACGCGACTGATTATCCTGACATTGATTATGATGTATCCGATCCTATGGTTCTTAAGGACATTATGATTGACCAATGGGGTAATTCAACTGTTGTTCCTATCTCAAACTGGAATACCTTACAGCTTCGTTCCCTTATCAAGGACATATCAAAGTTTTATGAGATTCCTTTTATGGAGGTTAACTCCGTCACAGGCAAGATGCTTGCTGAAGCAACCCCACCTGCTAAGAAGAAACACGGTATCAAAGCTGGTGTCTATACTCCAACCTTCGATGAAGTTATAGAGTTCTCCGAGTCTCTTCAGAAGTTCTTCAAGAAATATCCTCATGTTAAAGAGCACGTTCAAGCTCTTCATGGGTCCTATCGTTCTTGTTCCAGACATGCCGGTGGTGTTGTTATCGGTGAACAGTTGGATCGTTACATGCCTTTAATCTCTTCTAAAGGTGTTCGTCAAACTCCTTGGTCCGAGGGTCAGAATGTTCGCCAGTTGGAACCTATGGGTTTCATCAAGTTCGATATACTAGGTTTGTCAACCTTACGTATGATTGAAGATTGTATTGCCAAGATTCTTCGCAGACACCATGGTATTGAGAACCCAACCTTTGCAGATATCAAAGACTTCTATGATAAAAATGTCCACCCAGATACTATTGATCTCAATGACCAAACAGTGTATGAAAATGTATTTCATAATGGTCAATGGATTGGTGTATTTCAGTTTACTGAAGAAGGTGTTCAGAAACTAGCAGAGAGAACCAAACCTACATCTATTGTAGACCTCTCTGCTATTACTTCTATTTATCGTCCCGGCCCTTTATCAGCAGGTGTTGACAAAGCTTATATAAAAGCAGTGCAAGATCCAGATTCTGTTGACTACTTAAACAATACTGTCCAAGATATTACTGAAGAAACCTATGGCTTTCTTATCTTTCAAGAGCAAATTGCTAGACTAGCTCACGAACTTGGTGATGGTATTACAATGGATGAAGCAAACCTTCTCCGTAAAATCTTAACAAAGAAAGGAACAGGCAAAGGTCATGAAGTCAAAGATTCTATCCACCAAAAGTTTATCAGAGGCTGTGTACAGAAGAATATTAACAAACACTCTGCCCAAGAACTGTGGCAGACCTTTGAGTATTTTTCCGGTTATGGGTTTAACAAGTCTCACGCTGTATCCTACTCTATTATTTCTTATCAATGTGCTTGGTTGTGTACCTACTACAAAGCCGAGTGGATTGCATCATTCTTGGACAAAGAACCTGAGTCTCGTAAGGAGAAGGCAATCAACCTTGCAAAGCAACACGGTTATACAATCAAACCTTTGAATATAAACTATTCAGAATCTACTTGGAAAATTGAAGGTGAAGATACACTTATTGCTCCACTTACAGGTATCAAAGGTTTTGGTGACGCTGCCTTTCAACAAGTAATAGCTAACCGCCCTTTTGATACAATAGACGAACTGTTGTTCCATGATGACATAAAGTATTCTAAACTCAATAAGAAAGCCCTTGATGTTCTTTGCAGAGCAGGTGCTATGAATGATTTGATTGATGAACGCTTCACAGGAGACAAACACTTTTGGTCAGCAGCAATTGTTGATCGTCCAAAGAGTCGTAAGAAGTTTGATGATAATATTGAAAAGTATCGACCCGAAGGCTCATTTACAGAAGATGAGAGGATTGGCTTTCTAGCAGACCTAACAGGTATCTTTCCTGTATCTCTTGTGATGTCACAACACATTATGGACAAACTTGATTCCAAGGGCGTGCCACCCATTTCTGAATATGACCCAGACCTAATGTTCTGTTGGGGTATTGTTCGTGAGGTTGTTAAGAAGAAGTCAAAGAATGGAAAGTATTTTTACACAGTTAAAGTTATTGATTCTAATTCTGTTGAAACAAAGATACGCTGTTGGGGTGTTGATCCTAATATTGATTCTCTCGCACTTAACAGACCTTACATGCTAAGACCAAAGTATTCACTAGATTGGGGTTTCTCAACCTATGGGTCTCTAAACAAAACTTGGGCAATCTTAATATAGGAGGACAAATGATTGACTTACACGTACACCTTGATGGTTCAATAAGACAACAGACTCTTGAGGAATTATTCGAGGGCAGCCTTCCTGATGTTAAGTTCTATCCAAACATGGGAATACAAAAAGCTCTTGCTTCATTTAGCACCACACTATCTGTTATGCAAGAGCTTGATAGAATTACAAGAATCACAGAAGAGTTGTGTGATGACCTTACAAAGTTCGGCACCAGTAGAGCAGAAATTAGATTCGCTCCTCAACTACATTGTGGTGGGGAAATACAATCTGTTGTTGATGCTGCTGTTGCTGGTTTAAAACCAAGGTTTAATTTAATTCTCTGCGGTTTGTATGGTGAGCCACCAGAAGTTCTAGATGATTTAGTTAAAGCCGCAAAAATGCGTTCTAGGGTCGTTGGAATAGATTTGGCTGGCTCACCACTGGAAGAACACAAATGGGGTCTTATGGACTATTCTCGTCCCTTTATCGAAGCATTAAGGCTTGGACTTGGCAGAACTGTTCATGCTGGAGAAGGAAGACCTGCTGAGGAAATTAAGATGGCTATTGAACATCTTCACGCTCAAAGAATTGGTCATGGCTTATCAGTACTTGGAGACAGAGAGTTGGTAGATATAGTAAGACAAAAAAGAATTCACATTGAAGCTTGTCCAACGTCCAATGTCCACACAGGATGCATTGAAAAGTTTGAATATCATCCGTTCAAAGAATGGTTGAGACAGCATATAAGATTTTCTTTATGTTGTGACAATATGTTGCTCTCAGATACTTGGACAAGAAAAGAATATTTTCAAGCAAGGCACTTTGGAGGCTTGTCCATCCCTCAGCAAAATCAAACACAAATTTGGGCAAAAGAAGCACTTTTTTCTTGACAAATAATAAAAAGTGTGTTATAATAAAATTACATTCAAACACAAGGAGAAAATATGAAAAAAAAATACATACCTTTAAGACCATCTAAGGCCAACATGGATTCATCCTTGACTAACAATATCCATTTGTTCTGCCAAGGAATACCTATGCAATATGCATTAAGAGAACTAGTCCAGAATGGAATTGAAGCAAATAACAGAAACAAAGACGATGACGAAAATGTGGTAATAATAACTACAGATCATAGAGAACAATATAAAAACAAACTTTGTATTATAAATATTGGTGGCGATACATTAACAGAAAAAGAGTATACTAACCATTTACTTGATTTAGCAAACTCTGGTAATTCACACCATGAGGATAAACTTTATGACACTAATAAAGGGATTGGTGCTAAAGTGTCAGTTTTGCCTTATAATCACAACGGTGTATGTTACGTGTCAACCCATAAAGATTGCGTATATGAAGATGGAACACAATATGGCATTAAAACAACAATTGCATATCATGAGGGCTTATACCAATCAGAAATAGAACTCTGCCCTTTTACAGAAGAAGAAACTAAATTTCCGGAAATAACTGATATACATCCAATGTTGCAAGGAAAATCCGGAACTTCAGTTACTCTATATGGACACACAGATGAACAGGACACTTTTTCTTACTATGATAAGTTATGTTCACTACAAAAAGAATCTGGCGGATCAGGCTATAGCAAATGTAAATGGCTTGATCATAGATACTTCAGGCTTCGTGGTACAAAGGTTTATATTCACAAAAGAAGCATAAAAGACAACAAACACACTGGTTATCAAGAAGTAAAGGGTATGTTAAACACTATGAATAACTACTGTTATGTGCACAACAATAAAAAACTTTATGGCGTTGAAGAACTAGACTATAATGGCACCAAAATAAAAGCTCATTGGTGTGCTATATATTTAGAAAAAGATGGTGTAAAATATAATTCTAATAAAATTTCACATGGGTTTACTGCTTTAGCATATAAGGATGAACTTTATCACAAATACCATGCTAAGAAAAATTCAAAAACATCATCAATTAAACAATGCGGATTAATAATTGAGCCACAAAGATACGTTGTAGTTTTTGAATTGCCTAATGAAATGGATTTATTTACAAATGCGCAAAGAACAAAACTATTTGTAGATCACGAAAGCTCAATTGATATAAAAGAGCTACATAATTTATTTAGTTGTAATATCCCTGATGAATTAAAAGAGTTCATGTCCTCTCTTTATGAGGACTTAAATGCAAACACTATTGAAGATTTCTTAAAAGAGCACATGAAAAAGATAAACAAACTTAATAAAGGTGGATTTGGTAGTGTCAAATTAGTAGAAGAGAAAAGAAAATACACTAAAAGCAATTCGAAAGACGATAATAATAATGATGATGATAACCAAGATGATGAAAAAACAACGATCACTCGGAAGAAAAAAGACCGTTCTAAATCTGGTCATATGTCTTTAAAGCAAAAACTTAGAGAATTAATACCTCCACAAGTTATTTTAATTGATGATGAGGATGAAGAATTAGCTCAGTTTATCTTTAATGGTAATAACAACAGTATAATACTTAATAAGGCATCACCAATTTTTAAAAACAGAGAAAAGTATATTTTAAATGAAATACCTTCTGCATCTGCTGATATAATTCAACAAGCTATAAAGTTTATTGTGTCTGCTGCTATCATAGAAAGAGCTATTGAAGTTGATAATTCTTTTAGTGTTAAAGAAATAGTACAAGAAAAACTTCAACCAGATAAATTAGAGGCACTGTGTACCTGTGGTTTAGACAGTCGTATAAAATCATTGGTTTTGAAGTTAATAAAAGAACATAATGCTACTAGTACAGCAGCATAAAAAAAACAAAAAAGTCCCTTGACAAATTGTCAAGGGCATGTTATATTATAAATACATTCAACAAAAGGAGGATTATATGTTTGAACCTGGAAGTAGACAACACAGTGTTTGCTGGTATCTTGGAATTTACGATATAAAGTACAACAAAGAAACAGTGAGCAAAATAACAGACTTCTTGTATGATTACTGTTCTTTATTGACCACAAGAGATACTCTAAATAATCTAAATCGGACGAAAGCACCAAGGGTCATTCTAGAACCAAAACAACTACAACTACAGCAGAAGTTTAGTGATTTAAAGGAATCTCTAACCTCAGAGGTTATACAAGAAGTTCTTTTTTTAACAAACAACTTACCAACCTATAAAGACAAAAGAGATAAAAAGATACTAAGATTAAAAGAGTTGCGAGAATTTTTATTAAACTTTTCTTTATCAAAAGAAGACATTTACAAAAAAGCAATAAGACTTGAAGGTTCTGCTTTTAGTAAACAATAAAAAACTTGACAAATAAAAAAAATATGTTATAATACAATTACACTAAAACACAAAGGAGGATTATATGTGGAATGATGTAAAAGACAAAATCGTTATGGTTGCCGAATGGGACGATGACGAGGTAGATAAGGACGAAGCCGGTCACATGATTGACTTTATTAAATCTATCAAAGAACTAAACGATGCTATGCAACCGTTCAAAGATCAATTAAAAGATCTTAAACAAAATTACAAAGAGCAAGAATGGTTAGACGCCAAACAACAAAAGATGGCAATGAAGATTTATCGCATGATTGATGATGATGTAGATTTGGCTGAATTTGTTGATCTCTATCAAGCAGTTAACAAGATTGTTAAAAAGGATAATGAATAATGGAACACCTAACCAACTGTCACGGCGAATGGAATGCTCTGTTCGCCTTGGCGACATCTCTTCCCGTTGTGGGAACTTATATAACTTATTATTGGAGGAAAGATGAAAGTAAAAGTAATGAAACTTGATGCTGGTGCTACTATTCCAAAGTATGCTAAACCCGGCGATGCTGGTATGGACTTATATGCTGTATCTCAATCTTTTGATGAACATGGCAACTATGTTTATGGCACAGGCTTAGCAATGGAGATACCAAAAGGATACGTGGGATTAATTTTCCCACGTTCCTCTATCTCCAAAACATCACATTCTTTAAGAAACGCTGTAGGGGTTATCGATTCTGGCTATCGTGGAGAAATTATATTTAAGTTCTCTATAAACACTCACAACTCTCCTGTATATGAAGTGGGAGAAAGGATAGGGCAAATGATTATAATGCCTTATCCCGAAGTTGAATTTGAAGAATCCTTTGAACTTTCAAAAACTGAAAGAGGAAAAGGTGGATACGGATCAACAGGTACTAATTAATATATGTCTGAACATAAAAAGAAGAAAATTCAATTTACTGACACTGACATAAGACATGCGCAACTTAAAATTAGGCTTGAGAGAGAAAATATCACTCAAGCCGACTTTTTTAGAGCTTGTGTTTCCGGTATGTCTGACAATGATAAAGATTTAATGAAATTCATCAGAAGATACAAAGACGAAAATAACATTGGTCGTAAGAGAGACATCAAAGTTACTAAACAAGAAGATGAACAAGCAGACGATTTAATGGCAAAATTTGGTATAAAAGATGATGAACTTGAAAATATCTTTGATTTAATTGCAGAAGAACACCCAGAATTGTGATTTTTCTGTTTTTGTGTTCTATTTATAGAGAAAATAATTTATTTTAAAGGAGATTTTAAGTTATGCGCAAAAAATTATTATCTGAAGCCCAAGTTCGTCGTTTCCAGAGCTTGGCTAGTATTAAACCACTAAATGAAATGGATTCTTCATATGCTCGCGATGATGAAGACGAAGCAGCCATGAAAGACGATTACATGGAAGGAAAAGAGGATATGGATGAAGCTCTTTACGAAGAAGATGAAGACATGGATCTTGACAAAGATGAAGATAAAGATATGGGTGAGGCTGATGTTGAATTGGACGAAGAATTAGTAGACCAATTTATGGACGCAGTTAAAACTATTGAACAAGTTGCTGATGCTCTTGGTGGAGCCAGTGGTGGTGAAGACATGGACATGGGTGGTGACGACTTGGATATGGGTGGAGATGATGCACCTATGGAGCTTGACGCTGGTGATGAAAAAGAACCAGAAGAAGACGAAGAAGAAATGCTTCAAGAAGCTCTTCGAGGTATCTCTTATGTTCCTTCTCAAAAAGAAGTTGTTAAACTTGTTGCAAAACGAGTTGCCCGTCGACTTCAAGAAGCAAAGCGAGCTGAGCATCGATTGAATCGTGCTCTTGGAAAAAGACGTTAATTTTATTTGACAAACTAAACATAATGTGTTATACTATAAGGACAAGCTAATCACTTGTCCTTTATTTTTTAAAGAACTAACCAACGGAGGATTTATGAAGTTCACAAAGAAAAAAACCAAAACAATTATCGATGAAGGTAATAAAGAGAAAGAAGGAGAAGATGTTCCAACTGAAGAAGAAATGGAACAAGCCAAAGAGTTAATGGCTGCAATGATGGGTCCCCCACCCGAAGAAGAGATGCCATCAACATTTATGATGTACGGCGATGTAAATGAAGAACGAGCAGCTGATATCGTCTCAGCACTATTATTACTCGGAGACAAGAAGCGTGTCAAGAAAGCAAAGGAAAAGCTTCCTGAAGGTGAAGAATTAGATGATATTACATTCTATCTTTCAACCTATGGTGGCTCTGCTGATGACATGATGGCTATCTATGATATGATGCGTCTTACAAAAAAGAACCGTGATATTGAAACTATTGGCATGGGAAAGATTATGTCCGCTGGAACTCTCATTCTCGCAGCTGGGACAAGAGGTAAAAGAAAGATAATGAAGAACTGTCGTGTAATGTTGCATGCTGTTTCTGCTGGATCTATGGGAACTATTCATAACTTGGTTAATGAAATGGAAGAAGTTCAAAACATTCAAGACATGTACATAAGAGCTTTATGTGCTGAAACACTACTTACTAAGAGACAGTTGAAGAAGATGCTTGATCAAAAAGTAAATGTGTATCTTACTGCCGAGGAAGCTGTCGAATATGGATTAGCAGATGAGGTTATTTAAATGGACGCAGAATTTTACAATGAGTCCTCAGCACTAAAACTAGGATGGACACCCGATTGGTTCGGGTGTTCTGAGTTTGATGAGGATCTTACCGAAGCGATACGAGAGTATCAAAAATCAATAGGACTTAAAGCCGATGGACTTTGTGGACCTGGAACCTATCGAAGGATCTGGACCGACAGAGAGTCGGCTCTTCCTTTTTTACAGGAACAAGTACCTGAGCATAAAAACACCAGCATTATCTATAACAATGATTACTATGACATTGATTGGCCAAAGGTGGTTCTTCCTTTTATGAAAGGTGGGATGAAACTAACTAAAGGATACAAGAAAGTTGTGGAGAAAAGAACTCCAACCAATTTTGTATGCCATTGGGATGTATGTCTTAGTTCCAAGTCATGCTTCAGAGTGCTTCAGAACAGAGGCTTGTCAGTTCACTTCCTCATAGACAACGATGGCACCATTTACCAGATTCTTGATATGAACCACATAGCTTATCACGCCGGTGGAACAAAGTGGAATACCAATTCTATTGGTGTGGAGATTGCAAACGCTTATTATCCTAAACACCAGAAATGGTATGTTAAGAACGGTTTTGGTGAGCGTCCGGTGTGGAAAGAGAAGAAAGTTCACGGAAGCTATCTAGAGCCATTTTTGGGCTTCTATGATGTGCAATTACAAGCTCTTAAAGCTTTAATGAAAGCTATTAACGAAGCAACAGGAATTCCATTGGAGACACCAAGTTCCTCAACAACATCAGCACCTGCTGTCAGAGGACAATACAAAGGGTTTATATCGCATTATCATTTAAAGAAGAACAAAATAGACTGTGCCGGTTTAGACTTAAAACAACTAATTACAGACATAAAACAAGGAGAGTAAAGTGAGCATAAATGATTTAGATAAGTTGATTGAGGAATTACTACAAGAGTTTAAAATTACAATAAAAAACGATAAATTTGATCCTAGTTTAAAAAAAGGATTAGGTGTTGGACAAAAAGTGTTTAAACCAAAAAGTAAAGAAGGTGTAAAACAATTTGCAGCATTAGCAGCAGAAACGGATGAACTAGATATAGATGACTTTATTAAGGCTTTTTCATCAAAAACTGATGAAAAATTTAAAACAGTGGCTCAAGATATTTTAAAAAATACAAAAAAAGCGGATGTCTTTACTGCTATAAGCAGTCTAGGTAAGACAAAGCATGGCATTTCAACAAAGGATTTGAAACAAACCCCAGGTTACAAAGCTGCACAAACACTAAAAAAAGCTGAAAAGGAAAAATTAGCTACACAAAGAGCTAAAGAGGAAAAGAGATTAGCTGATGAAAGAGCTAAACAAGCGAGGATACAAGCCAAAGAACAACAAATTCTTAACAAAACAGTTGGAGAATACAACGAATTATTACAAAATGCAAAAACATATAATCTTAATTTAACTGAATTAGAGGATGCCGTCTTACAAAGCTACTCCAGTGATAATATTAAGAAAATTACTAAATGGATCACAACAAATAAACCAAAAGTAGACGATGCCAAAACTGCGTATACAACAGTTCAAAAGCAAAAAAAAGCTAAACAAGATGCAAAAGAACGATATCAAAAAACTTTGGATACTATTAATTTTACATCTGACAGTATTAACGCAAGATTTTCATCGGTAGACACAACAGACTCTATATCTATGAAGTTGTTAAACTTTCTCTTACAAGCAGACGAGGCATATTTTAACAATCTAAATTGGGAGAGGTGGTCCAAATTAACGAGTAACGTTAGTAGCGCTAACACGTTTCTCAATACAGTGGGTAAAACTTTAACTTCATCTAGCAACGAGGATCTTAAACAAAAAGCAAAATTACTTAGCTTTTTTTACTTAGTACCACTTTTAAACAAAACACAATATAACCAGATACCAAATATACAAGATGCTCATAAAGATGAGCTTATAAAATATGTTTTAAAAGAAAAAGCATCTGCTGTATTTGTGGGAAAATTAAAACCGATTAGTCTAAAAGATGCAGGCTTAAAGATAAAAGAACTTGAAACGTCCAATACTATTAGTAAGGATGTGTTTTCCAACATGTCTATTGATAATTTAAATATCAGTGATGATAGTAAAAACGTTGTTTCAATGGTATTAAGGGACATTTTCAGTGCATATCAAATTATCAAAGAGAACTTGCTGAAAGAAATATCAAAAGAGGATGTATATGCCTTAAAGACAGAAGATATTTTTACCTTAATTAAAAACTCAACTAAAAGTCCCGAAGATATAAAAAAAGCCTTAAAATCATCATATCGTTTTATAAATGCAGATACAAGATTTGATGATAAAGAAGATGAAAAAAAAGAAGTTTTAACTTTTTTAATCAACTTGATCAAAGCAACAGAATATTATGCCTCTGGTCGTCAAGTTAGAACAAAACGAGGCGCAACAACTGGGTGGAAAGTAGGTACGGCACAAGCCTCTGGAACAGCAAGAGTAGATGATCAAGTAAAAAATATGATGATAAAAGCTGGTGGGAAGAATCCAAATACAAGTTTAAAACAAAAGCTTATTAATTATAGTAAGTTTCTTGAAAGTGTTAATAAAAGTCTTAAAGAAACAGGAAATTTTGATAGATCTAAAGACATTTCTACCTTATTTTCTCAATTTGTTGGTTTAGAAATTTTAAATGACAATTTCTTTCAAACTGAAGAACCAGGAGCAAAAGGTTTTATGTTTGAGGCTTTTCTTGCTTTAATCGCTGGTGGAAAACAAGTCGGAGGAGATCTAGGGGGTTCTGATTATGTTTACAATGTTGGAAACAATGAAGTGCTTGGTAGTTCTAAACTTATCAATGGAACAGAATTTGAACAAGCACAATCTAATCTTAAAGATCCGATGGAGTATGTTATTGCAATAAAGCACAAATTAACAGAAACAGGGCAAGTTGTACCAGCTGGAAAGGATGATAAAATAGCATTTGTAAAAATTTATATTGTTTACAGTGGACCAATCACAAAAGACCCTACAACAGATGAAGTAATCGCACCAAGTATAGGTGTAAAACCTAACGACCTAACAGTTCAAGGAAAATTAACAAAGAAAGATGTAAAATTTGATATGGGCTCTTTAGTTAACAAGGGGGCTTTCGTTTGTGATTTTGACTTTTCCTTCCTACAGGAAACAGAGTTTTCTGATGTTTCAACAAAAATTATGAACAAAATAAATGCTCAAGTCGAGTTAGCCTTTAGTTCATTAACTAATCTTCGAGACAACATAACAAGATGGGTAAGTGAGAAAGATTTAATTGCCGCCAATCAAGTTGACTATAATCAGAAAGATCTACAAAAAGCAATTATTGATATGAAACAGGATAAAGAATTAAAAACCAGCAAACTTTCCGAGTCAATCCAACAGCTTGATAAATTAATTTTAGAAATTTTGCAAGAATCACTTGACAAATAAACCAAATGCGGTTATAATATATACATAAGTTTAAAACATGGAGGCCAAATGAAAAAAACTTATTCAAACGGTAGTGCTTTGTCCGAAGCTCTATTAAAAGGAATTGATACGCTTGCTGATAATGTTGCAAGCACACTCGGACCAAAAGGAAGGAATGTTATTCTTTACCACAAAGAA